ATTCTACTGCTTCTTCCGAAATAGGAAGAGAAACAGAGTTTGGCGGACAAGTTTCACAAATTAGATTCTGGTCTAAGGGATTAAACTTTCTAGAATGGAAAGATCATGTTTTAAATTTCAAGTCAGTCGGTGTCAATGATCCCAGGACTAACTTTAACTTTCATACTCATCGAACAGGTGCATTTAACAGGCTGAGAATAGATCTCTCAACTGACCAAGAAATAACATCGTCAAACTCTAGCGGAAACATATCAATAATTGATTTTTCTCAGAACGGGATATCAGGGACTGTTTCTGGTTTTGAATCTTCAAAACAGGTTATAAAGCCCAAAACTTTTTACTATAGCCACCTTTCTCCTAAGTTTGATATCTTGCAAACAGACAATAAGGTTCGACCTAGAAGCTTTATTACAACTAACGACGAAATCGATGACAGTTACGTCGTTGAGGCACCGCTGTATAATATTGTAAAATCTGAGGAACCACAAGACGATGCTCGATTTAGCATAGACATATCATCTACAATGGCACTTGATGAGGATATTATGAACATATTTAGCACATTAGATTTTTTCGATGATGCAATGGGCCAGGCTAACAGACTTTTCATAGAAGATTATCCAGAGATAGTTCAAGCCAGAAAGGTTTATTTTAATCGGCTAGAGAGAAAAATAAATTTAAAACACTTTTTTGAGTTTTTTAAATGGTTTGATGATGCAATGGGTGAAATAATCGACCAGCTTATTCCTAAAAAGACTAATTATTTTGGAATAAATTTTGTCATTGAATCACACGTTCTTGAAAGAAACAAATTTATGTACCATTTTCTGGAACTTTATGAAAGACAAGGACGCCCAGACAAGCCTCGAAGAAGAGACCAAGATCAACCAGAAAAACAACCCGAAATAGCTGTAGGCAGACTAAAGAAGTATTAAGAAATGACTTATAAAAATCCAGCAACTATAGATCTCATGACGCCTTTCGAGGATAGGTTCGGCCTAAATGTAAAAGTATCTAACTCTTTTGGTGATAACCCTGTTTCTGGATCAATTGCATCTTCTTTAATGCCAAACCTTAGATCTGGATTGCTTGTAACATCTAAAAGAGTTTCCGGAAGCGAGGGTATTGATACCAGACTTATAGATCCGATAAGGCAGGGAATACACACAAATATAAAAACGTTTGGAGAAAACCTAACATGGAGAATTTCTGATCACGGGTTTAACGTATTTGATAGAGAATATTTTTCTGAGCAAAGGATTTTTGGACAACCCAAGCTTTTTAAAGATGAAAAAGTTCCATTTGATGATTCAACGGGCAGGTGGGATCCTGTAAATTATTTGACAGGATCTGAAGATTCCATGTATCCAGTCGTTCTTTTCGATCCTGCATGGAAAGATCCTGACCAGATGGATGGTGTCATAGAGCCACTTTCTATTAGAATGCTAGGGACGATGTTTAGAGCAGCTGAAGTTCCCTTTGTTGCAAATTCAATAAAGGGTGATCTAATAGATGGGAACAGCAGTAGAACAAAAGGTACAGATTTAATTTTACAGTTTGTGAATAGATACCCACCTACTGAAGTAGATCATTTTGAAGATGCGCAAAACATATTCGCAGGATCTTTCCTTACAGGATCTACAGCCCCTGAAATTCTCGTTGATGGTCTGGCTATACCCGGATTTACCTCTGCAAATAAAAGAAGAACAGCGTATTTTGATGATTCATTTCTTTCTAGACAGTATCATGTGCTGGTCAATATGACATCATCTCTTTTATTTATAACAGAGTCGGATGGTACGGTTACAGATTTCCCTAGGAACGCTGCGAGTGATACTGGGATGACAAATTATCTTAGAAAATCTGCCACAGCAGGTTTTGTTTACAACAATGCTGACGAAGGAACAGATTCAGTTGCATTCGGAGGTCTTAAGAAGTAAATGCCTGTTATTAGCGGATCAAGCACACTATCTGGAATTACAAACCTATCTCCCAGGATTAATTCCAGAGCCATTGACAATGTCCCTGGAAGATATCCGTCGACACTTTCGACAGCAGACCCCGACAGGAGAGGAAAGGCATACAAGTCTTTTGATGACACGTATATAATTCATTTTTTGAGCAGCTCAAGCGATCAGTCAGATATGGGTCTCGTTCAATATCCAGTAAAGCTTCTTTCATCTTCCCAGCTAGATAAATTTGGCCCGTTCTCTAGTAGCCCAAATATCGAATCAGATTTATTTACCACAGCCAGCATACAGCTGGGAATATCTGATGATATTTTAATGCACAATATTAGAATGGGATATCACACACTCGGTGCTGATGGTCGAAATTTTAGATGGATATCTTCAACTAATCACTTTGTAAATGAAGAAGAGCCAAAACCATTCTCAGATGATAGAATCTATATTGGGACTTCTAGCTTTTATCATACGGGAACTGTTATTTCTTTTGACGGACTAAGATCTAAGCTTGATAGTAAGATTTCTTTTAAAGTAGATATTAGTACAAATGAAAATAGAGTTTTTACAAAAAGAGTAAAAGCCAAGCTTGATGTTGCTGATCCTTCTGGGGAATTTAACGGAAACGATATAACAGGATTTTGCTATTATAACTTTAGTACTAAAAAATGGGACCAGATTGGCTTAACCGACCCCGCTACAGGAAATCCGGTTCATTTTGACTTTGCTTGTCAGTCTGTTCTCTCTAATTTTTCACAAAATGCTAGAAGACAAATCCACTCAGGCACCAATAGCTTTCCGATGCAGTTTAGGCCAAGCTTTCACTTTGTACCTGATGATGAAACACAAAGTAAAGACCTTGGGTACGGTGCTATCGGTACGCCCACAGTAACAAGTTTTGCACCATTTTCCACAAAATATCATGCTACCGGCAGCCAGACTATTTCAATGTCTGAATATATTGATCACCCTTTTGTTTTAGAAAAAATAGCTGTCAACTTGCCCATTACAGCTCAAAGAAAGATAAAGGTACAAGATGCAGCCGGCAACCTTACCCTGGATGCCTCAAGAGATCAGGATGATTATGTTTTCTTTATATATCGACAGGCAAACAGGACTCATCCAAGACATGCTATAGATAGTAAGTTCGATGTATCCGGCAGTGAAAGATTTCTCGTGTGCAGCGGGGCTATGACATTTTATAATGACACTATCTGTGAAAGAAATTCACTTACCACAAGGACATTTGAGCCTATAAATACGCCTTCATTTTCTCACAACTTTGGAATTACAATCCAGCCTGATAACGGCACACCTGATACGCAGGAGAAGACTGGTGTCTACTCGGGTTCTGTAAGACTTGATCTTACTCCAAGCTTTTTTAATAAAAGGCTTTCGGGAAGAAGTATTACGCCAAGAGCCTTTGATGAACCAGCCGCTGCAAAGCCAGAAAATGTTAATGTTGGAGGTATGGAGATTTTTCACTACTGGCCGGGGGGCTCTAGTGCTCTTCCCTTTATGCAAGAGAGTGGTTCATATGCTATTTTATCTTCTAAAAAAGACTTCTCTCCGGCTCCTTCAAAATATACGGGAAAAATTGGAATTAGTGCCAGCTATGGAAAGACTCAAACAAATCAGACTTTTGTAAACATAGAGGCTGAAAGTATCACCGCCGTCCAGCTACCCGTAGAGGTTTTTGACCCTAGGGTAACAGAAGGCTACGGCGGAATATCAAATCCTGAGACTAATGAATACGGCGTCATGGTTGGCGGAGCTTCCACTATTGAGTCACCCTATTTATTACTTCCTGGTGATAAGCTTGTTTTCGGGATGGACGCAGCTATGGGAACCGCAGTAGGCATGGCGGGCGGCGGGCCAGGAATTGCTAGCGGGACAATGACGACTGGGCTTACAGGCTCAAGACTAACTATCACTACGGGTCCTGCCTCTATAACATTTTTCGGATCTCTTCTTAGAAACGGTGCAGGCATCTCTAACATGTCTTTAAATCAGCAGCTCACATCTGATAATGTCCATAGCACAATTCAGCAAGACATGACAATAACCGACCAGTTTGATATTGATTTACCTAGCGCGCTAACAGGCACATATATTGATTTGACGTATGAGTCTCCCCCTGGTGCCTCTGTTCACGGTCTTGTCTCTAGGAACGCTGATACCGAAATTCTTGGTCCAACCAAAGTTGTTTTAGGAAGAAAGATAGTGGGATCTTTTTCTGGTGGGACCACGGGAATTACAGGCTCTCTTTTGCGGGGAGTTAGACTTTCCGATGGGACAGAGCGATTCTGGGATACTGTTATGCCTAGCATTTTGGAATATACATCAAGATTTTCAATCCCCCCAAACAGGAGGTACAATGCTCCGAAAAATAGGGTAGAGTTTGCGGTAGACGTCACAAACACCGACCCTAGAATGCCCTATTTAACTGGAACATTTTTATCTGAAGTTTCGTCTTCTCTACCTTATCCATATCAGGGCAATCCGACTAGAAATCCAATAGATTTTACTAAGATTAGTTATGGAAAACCTCTCGGGGGAAATATCCTGATTGACCTTACTGACCCTGAAGACATTTCGAGAGTTCTTTTTTCCAGGGGCTGGGATTTCGCACCCACAGATGGCCTGCCATCCGCCACTAAAATTAGGCATTCTTTAAAAGGGGCATCTGGAATGAAATATGGTGTTTTAAACTATAGGCCTCATTATTCTTCTGCAGTTTACAGAAGAGATAGTTTTGGACAGTTTAGAGATATGCTTGAGCAAAGACCTTACGCCAAATTTTATAAATCAGGTTTGAACGACGGGACCCCCGGTCCGATAGAAATAAAATTTGTCCAGATCTTGACAAACCAGGCAATGGATCCGGATCACATAGTTCAAAAAGAAAGAGATTCTGGTACCTCAGACACATATGGATCACAGGTTAAAAAACCAACGCAGTCTAGAAATATTAGCATTATAGCTTCTTCTTCTATACCTTACACAGATTAACGCAAGAGAGATAATTACTAACATGGCAGGAATTTTAGATAGCAAATCAAGAGTTTTAGACATAGTCATAACCTCAGAGGGAAAGCGTCAAATTGCTGCTGGGAATCTTATCCCAAGATTTATTTCTTTTTCTGACGGGAGGTCTTTTTATGAGTTTGATTCTGCCAGCGGGTCATCTGATGCATCTGATCGCGTGTATTTCGAAGCATTTAGTCAAAAAAGAGATATAATAGTTTTAGAATCTGATGATTCCGGTCAGCTTGTTAGATATGATGGCGGCCCTTTAACTTTAAACGGTGATGCTCTTTATACAAAGGTTCTCTCTGGCTCAGGCAAGGGTGAGAATATCTTGATATCAGGATCTTCAGAATTTTCTTCTTTGTCAAGAGATTTACTAAGCGGAACTCTTGAAAATTTTAACAAACTAGATCTGATCGGAGATGATCTGGAGGACAAAGATGATGAGGAGTTTCGACTTACAAGAGAAAAGATTAATTTTAATATTAGTCAATTTACTCCCATCAAAGCTACAGATAAAACATCTGCATACGTTGATGAAATAGAGCCCCTTTTTCTAGACAAGAGATTGGGACATGTTGTTAATTTTGCATTTTTACCCCCGATTAACAAGTCCCTCCCTTCAAAAACAAGCAGGGGAAAACCAGTGGCCACCTTGATGGGAGAATTTAAAGATCTAAGACAATTTCCAAATATGAAATTTTCCGACATCATTGAAGAGCTTACAGGAAAAGCTACAAAAACTCTTGGAAAGACAGTTAAAAAGAACGGAGAGTCAAAACCCGTCAGTATTTTGGAATTTGATAACACATCTGAGGATAATAACCTGGTAATTCAGATATTTGAATCGAATGGTGAACAGAGTACACTTAAAAAACTAGATGTTATAAATTTTGGACAATTTAGAACTAATCTTAAGAAATCTACTCAAAATATTTTCTTTGCCGGAAAGATATTTTTAACAAAGTCAGGAATACCTACGTTTGTTAATATTTTTACAATAATTATAGATTGATGATATTTAAAAATAAGAAAAAGCTGGTCTCTTACATTAAATCGGTTAGTGTTTCTCACGCTGGCTCACTTCCTGGAAAAACTACGGGAGGAAAGTCGCATGTTTTAAACATAACCTACAGGGTTGATCAAGCGGGTGCACCCCCAGTAGGGATCTCTGATATTATTTTAACATTATCAGACGTGAAATTTTCAGTGTCATCTCCAAAAATAAAATTTTCTCCCACCAGGCAGACAGCCAGGGATATACAATCTCTGAATGCAAATATTAGAGCGGCTAATTCTAACACAAAGACAAGCGCGTATGGAAAGAAAATGTCAGGCGTAAGCTTTTCTGGTAATAAAAATTTAAATATCTCCTACAATCTTCTCGACCCTTTTTACAGTCGGTCTGGAAAAAAAGAAAATATTCAAAAATTTATAGACAGAAAAGCAGATGAAAAGGCGGGGTCTCCCGGATATGCGGGAATAAGTAGCGCAAAGGTTTCATACGGTGCCAGAGAAAATATAAAAATGATAAAATCTGGAAATCAAAGCGTTCAGAAAAAATCTAAAAAACTACCTTCAGTCTCTATTAGAACTGACGGATCCTCAGCGAGAGTTTTATTTACAAACAATTCGAGGAAAAATAATCCTGATTTAGACTTAGAGTCTTTGACAAATAATGGAGGATACCCATATTCAGCTGAGGGCGATTATAATCGCTCTGCACTGGGTGATCAAAGTAAAAATATTTTCTTAGATCTTGGATATTATAATAGTGTTCCAGATATTAACGACCCGATATCCATGATAGCCGCGCAGGGATCTTCTACTCTTTCTACAGATAAATTTTCTACTAGAAATATAAATAAAGGATCTGATATTGGAAAAATTTTATATGAAGACGCTTGCTATAACTCTATTTCCATCGACAGGATAGATCCTGCAAAATCAGCCTTAATTTTACCTGTCGTCGACACGGGAATTAATTCTACCGTGGGAATAAAAAATTCATCCAGAGCCGAAGAAAACATAAAGAGCTCAAGCAAAAAGCAGATCAAATTATCTAATAGCCAGATTGCCATAAAGAATGCGTTTAACCTTATTACAAATTCAGAAATAATAGACTATAATGACATTCCTATTGGTCACACTTTTCCCGTAGCATCACAGGAAGCTGCAACATATGCAACTGTTTCTCAGATGATCCCTATCAATAGCGCATATGTTTCATCTTATAATACAGTATATGGAAATATTTCTGTATATACAATAGGGGGAAAAGTTGTCCAGGATTATGATTTTGAAATACCCATGAGAACAATATTGACTGAGCAAGACATTCCTGTTGAGCCTCCTATGATCACCTCTTCTTCTCGACCGGGAGGTATTGTTACTTTAGAAATAAAACAAGTTGATAAAAAGGCTGATGGAATAGAGGTGTACGCTAGGTATGTAACTAGAGATTTTCAATATTCAAAAGAAAACCCTTGGGAAAAAATAACTGATATCAGCATATCTTCGTCTGAGGGGTCATTTTTTATTGATCATTCTGCTGAAACAAGTTCTCCTATTATTTACAGGGCAATAGCTAAGACAAAAAATAGAAAATCTTCCAATTTTGGATCTACAGTTTCTCAGCCAGAAGATGCGTTTGGAAAAGTTTTGCGCCCCCATTCTTTCTCTGCGTCTTTGTATGCAATAATAAATTCAAAGAGAAGGGTGGAGGTAACTGCAACAAATATAAGAGGAGGCTCTCAGTCTTTACAGCTATTGAGAAGAAATTTATCTCTATTTGAAAGTGATTTTACACCCGTCTCGTTTACAGATCAGCATCAGTTTGTGAATACTGGGGATTCAGTAACTTTCATTGACGGCTCAGTTCAGGACGGGCACACATATGAATATACACTATCGTCGATGTCTTTTGGCGGAATAACAGCAATAAATCCAACTTCTACTATTTTAGAATATATTTTGTCTTCTGGGGACATTTCTTTATCAGTAAAGAATCCCACATCTTTAAGAGGAGCCTCTCCGTCGTATTCTAATGTTGCAATACCGATATCAACAAAGATTTCTACAGATCAGGATGTTTTTATTTCAAAAATAATAAGTTCGTCTGGAGCCTCTAAGGAGAAGATCGACATGATTCCAGACTTAATTCAAAAGGCCAATCAGATAACAGGGGTTTTAATTACAAGACTAGATGAGACAACAGGAGGTACCGCATATTTGGGATTTTTCCCTTCAGGGGGTACCGGAGACGAAGATTCTGATGTTTTTATTGATAGGGGAGATATAGGAACTAATATATCACCTCCGCAAATAGGTAAAAAATATCGATATATAATTGAAGCTGTTTCAGGAGATATAGGAACCATTATCGATAATGCTATGTTTAGAGAAGATCAAGGGAGATCCTCTGATAGGACAACATTGAGAAAGGCGGCGTCAGAGATAAATTTGATGAAGGAAAGAAACAAAAACGACTTAACTTTTACAAATGATGCAAATACTGGGCTAACCCCTGATCCAAAAAATCCAAATCGACCAGATAAGTTTTTTAATCCAAGAACGATCGGACGGGGCCTAGAGGCTGGAACCCTGGTTACCCCCAAGCCCTCCACAGCACAAGAAATCGAAACAGGAAGAACCGGCCTGTATTCGACTGTTACTGTAGACCTTTCTGATAATAGTATACCTACAGTTACAAAAGCATCGTGTCGAGCAAGGTCTGACGGGAACGTTATTATTGAATGGTCTGTCAGAGATAATAAAAATATAGATCATTTTCTAATACAGGAGACAAGATATGGTAACTCAAGTGTTTCTTTATCAGCACATAACAATCCAAGCAAGGGGAAATATTCTATAGTAGACCCCTTTTCAAGATCGAGACCGGGAACTGTCTCCTATTCAATAATTCCTGTGGATATTAACTACAAGAAAGGGACTGCTTTTTCTGCAGGATCTATTACGATCTATCCTGAGGATTTGCATGCCGTGTCTGTTTCAAAAGATTTGCCCAATGCTCTTTCAACTTCTAACGCTGGATCATATCAATACCCGGAAATTTAATTTAGTGATAATTATAGAAAGAAAAGACATAGAGAAATAAGATGCCATTCAAGATATCAAAAGGCGGATCCGCCCAGCTTTCAGTTCAAGCAAAAAAAGCGTCCAGCACTGCTGGAAGCACTGCAAAAGTTGCTGACATTACATCAGCGGCAGATTATTCTAAGCGAAATACTTCTGGCATGATGAAAGAAGCTTTTTCTTACAGCACTGAGGAGTCTGCACACGCTGAGGTTGGAATCAACAGCCAGAAACCTGAGATAATATCTTGCTTTGATTTTTTACCTTTATACACAGATGACCCCAGCGGCTTAGAATCGGCTCAGCAAAGCGGCAGACTGAGAGCTCAAAAAGCTGACGATGTAAAGAAAGCCCTAAGTTCTGCTGCTATATTACCTACTGTAACTGCCGAGCTCGCAGATTTACAGGTTCAGTCTATGAACCTTAAAATGGAAGCTTTTAAAAATGAGATGTCTGAGTTTATTTCTCAAAATGAGGGCAGCACAACTCTTTCGCTTGAAAGAATGTATGATACAACACAACAGGACGTGGCAGCTAACGTTATAAAATACTATAATGTTATGTATCAAGCTATATCTGCAATTGAGATGGCCCAGGATTTAAAGTCATACACTATACCCGGGGGAGTAGCGCGAACAGATACCACAGAAGTAGAAGCACACTCTGGTTATTTTCTCCCGATTGAATATTCAGTTCAGGAGTCTCTTTTAAGAACAATACTTCCCGGAATATCGATGTCTGATTTTTTTAGAGATTATCTGTATTTTGATTCCGATATTTTTTCAACATTTTCAAATACAAAAGTATACAACCAGCTTCTTCAAGATTTAAGTTCTATAATTCAAAACGCTGATCCGTCTTTACTTGATCAGCCAAGTGTACAGCTCGGGAGAACTGCAGCCTTGTCTAGTCGGGATCCCTTTCTTGTTGATACAAGTATATCAAAAGCTTTTCTTCCAATAAGATTATCTTTAGAAAAAATAGTAAATATAGCAACTGCTGAGAATTTTTCATATTATGGCGGAAATCCCGAGGATTATTCGTTTCAAGATTATATGGATTTTATCTCTTCCCTTCCTACCAACTCAGTTAAAAGAATATCTCTTTTATCACATTTTGTCAACAGAGATTCTGTCTTTAAGAGCAATCTATCTACTCACAGGGAAGCTATCCCGGGAACTACTATTTTTAGTGTTGGTGGCTACGATACTTCTAGTTTTCCTGAAAATGAAGAAATGGCACAGTTTGTATCAGCAGGAGATCCAACTGTATCTGAGATTCCCAGGGGAATGGAGGGTTCAATAAAAAATATTTTATCAAGGGCAATCGGATCTCCTTCGGGAGATTGTTTTGAATATTCTGGAAAAACCGGCGCCAGCGCAGTGTCTGTTTTAAAATCTACCAGATCGTCCCATACCGGCGACGCTTCAACAGTTCTACCATTTGAATCAACCGATAAGATATCTCCCGAGAAAAGATACCAGTCAGGATTATCTTTTTTTACTAAAAATATTTCTGATGCCCATGAGGATTCTGGATCGTCTGCTACAATGGAATCTTTTTTGGCTTCAATGGTTAGTCCTTTTCATTATTTTTCTACTGGCGTTAGAAACTATACAGCAAGTATCCCGTGGGGAGTGAATAGGCTTCTTTATGGGTCTCCGGATGATACCCCTACGACAAATCTAGTTTTTTTAAAATCTTTACTTTCTGAACTTTCGTCATATTTTGAAGAAAGACCCACAACTGGATTAGATGCTGCACAGCTTGCCATTTTATCTATGGCTGATGATCCTGATGTAGGGTATAGACTTGCCAGATTTATGATGAACTATAAGATGCATCATGCCTCCCCTGTCGGATACAGCTATCCCACTCTGTCGCCGATATCATCGGCACCCGTAGATGAGATTGGATCAGTACCGTCTAGTGCATCTGATCCCAGCTCATCCCAATATAGATTTTATCATGACAATGTTCTTGACTATATTAGTGAAGTCGGTGCTAGGGATCGGGATCTAATAGATTCCATGGTGGATCTGGCCAACGTTGTTCACAATAAAGCTACATTACTCTCCACAGAGATAAATGTTCCTGGATATTCTAGCACAGGCCTGATTGATTCAGATAGCACTTTTACTTCCTTTATTATCAACACATACGAAAAATATAAAGAATATACGGGAACTATAGAAACATTTCCAACTATTACTCAGGGGTCTACAGTCGGAGAGGGTCTCACGAGCGGATGGGGAATGGCATTAATGCTGGCTCTCAACGATAATGAGTGTCTATTTGGTAGAATATGCACAGCAGTTGATAATTTTATTGATGAAACTCATGGACTTGCCCAGGCGGGAACCACATCTTATACCTCAGTTCTTCAACAAAGTACATTTCAGTTTAGACACATTCATCAGGCTATGATTGCCACAGAGATATGTAAAGAAATAATCAATGAATATATGCCAGTTAAAATTGCTAACACAGGATATGAAAGAGAGACACAGCTACCGTACGGTGTCGATGGATATGGATTCCTGGGTCAAGAGCATACTACTACATATTTTTTAAATAGAATTAGGATAGATGTTTTTACTTCCCACATAGACAGCCTGGTCTCTGCAATCTCGTCGATTCCCACCTACACCGGGGGCGGGATGGTTTCATCAGATCCGCCGATCGGAGGAGAGTCTGAAATAACCGCTGAGTATTCTGAAACCATCAGGAGAAGTATATTCGACATAATGGGAAATCTTATGAATCAAGACACAGCGATTAGCAATATCGCTAGAGTTTTGAGAGTGGTTGGCTACTCCTTTGATGCAGCTCGAGAAAAGCTCAATCAAGCTGCCGGTCTTTTAGCCGGGTATATATCAAGCTATCCACAAATGGGCGTGGATGTTGATGTAACACTTACTAACACAGCAGCAAGAGCGCTGTTTCAATCAATTAGAAGAGATACATCAAACCATACTCTCTCCCTGCTATCTCCCGAGCAGATTCAGACAATGTCAGCAATGTATTATTCTTTAAGTAATTCAGGAGATTACAATACTCTCTTTCCGGGAGGAAAGCTGCTTAGCCCAGGAGATTGTATGATCACAAAAAGAATCCTTCAACAGTCTCCTTTTCTCGGAGCTCCTGGCAAGAAGCGAAAAATACTTACAATTGGCCTTCCAGCTAAAATTATCGAAGAATTAAGATTGCAGCTTGATTTTAATGGTATTTCAGAGTTTGGAAAAGAATATTTTACAGGACACCTGGAAGACGGCACCAATGCTGAAAGTATGTTTGGTCTAGGGGGCTCTGCGATTCTTTCAAGATATTCTCTTGTCAAGGTAAAAGTATATAAGAGAAATCTTCAAAAAGACTTTTCAGCCTATAAGCCCAAGACTTTCCTATTTGATCCTGGGTTATTTATCCTACCGTTTCAGAATGAAATCGGAAGGTCTGTTCCCACATCAGGCTTGCTGGAAATATCCAAAAGAGTGGCTTTTTCTAAGCTTAGTATTATACATGAAGACGGATCTTTGAACCTGGAGCCTGGGACAGGAGCACTTATTAAACTAGGAAGCGATCTTGCTCTCAGTACCCACGCCAAGTCTGTGTATCCGTGGGCATTTATTGAAACTGACGACGGAGCGGGTTCAGGTGTCACTGACATGGGTCACAATGAGTCTATAGAAGGGGTTGGGGGGACAGCCCAGTCTGAAGAGATGATAAAAGCTTTAATTACCAATCATTTGGTAAACTACGGTCTAAGAAATTATCTAAAATTAGTTTCTGATATTGACGTGAATGAGCATGTTTTTCAGTTTAAAAATAAGGGATTTGATAGCTTCCCAGATCCGTTGACATCTGATATTTACAGTGGTTTTGTAGATTTCCTCTCTTCTAGGCAGAAAGTAGGGGACGCTAGAAGCGCTAAAGATATTGACTATCTTAGAAAGCTATGCGAGATATCCTATCCTTTTGCTAGAGAAAACTATAGGGATAGAGTTGTTAATGCCATGTCATTTGATAGAGTCTTTAATGTACTAATTGACGAAGATTCCTTTGAAGAATATCAGCTTTCTGATGATAGTTCAAGCACAGGTGGATCCAAGACCAGCAGTGCCACATCCGGGGGAGGAGTAATAGATGCTAATCCGTATTGGGTTGATTTTTCAGCTGAGCAAGCAACAGCACCTATTTTTTCATATAATTCTGGACTTAATGCCTCGTATAATGATTATTTTGTTACAGTTGAGCTTTATCAACCTGTCCAGTATGCCCCAGATGAAGAATATGATTACACGGATGACAGTGACACCGGAGATGCTTCACTTGAAGAATCATTGGACGGCGGGATGCTTGGGGAAGATTCAGGGACTATCGAAACAACTCCCATAGAAATGATGCCACCGGATGCAATAGGGGAAATTTATGCGCAGGATCCAGACTTGCTTAAATCTCAGGTAGGAGACATGATAGAGAAAATACAGCCTATGCTTGATAATAGCGCTTACAAATCTGACGAAGTGCAGGAGATGTTTGATAGATCAGTTGTTTGTCCCAAGTTTTACGGAAGCATTGCAGAAGAAACAGAGACTTTTTTAAATAATCAGGTAGATATGAAGGAAATGCTTGACAAAATGCTAGATGATATTACAGGTGGCTTGATCGACATGTCTCCGTCAGATATGATAAAGGAGATCCAAAACCAGGCACTTGAAAATCTTGATGTCACAGATTCTTTTAGAACGAAAGAGCTTGAAGACTTCACCACCGGCACTGGTCTGTTCCAGCCAGGGTCGCTGGTCGAGTCTAGTATTGGTGAAACTATAAGCACAGACACAATGCTGAGAGGGTTTGAAACCCAGATAGGGGCAGCATTTTCTTCTGGAATAGATTCTATATCTGGGGTAGATTCTGAAATCTTTAACACTGGCTTGTCCTCCGGGCTCGCGGGAATGGATATAAGCTCTCAGATTGCCGCTTACACACCAGAGTCATCTTTATCGACTACCCAGTTATCTTATGGAATATCATATGAGACAATGACAAGTCGTGCAGGACTTTCGTCGATGGGAAGCGCAATTTCCGCAGGCGCAGGGGCATCTTCGATAGAATCAAACTTGTCAATGTTTGAGTTTCATACTTCTTATGGGGCTGGATACCAGACACAGACGACAAATTTAACAGGTTTGTTTTAACTAAAAAATAGGATATTTAATTACTATGGCAACTTCAGACTCAGTAATAATAGAAAAGTCTATCGCAGGTGAGACTTCTCTACCCTCTAATCCGGTCACGGTTATTGATATTCCTGAGCCAGAAGACATAGGGTCTGAGTTCTTTTATAATTTTTTCATGAGAAATGAAGCTGTGAATAGTGATGGTGCTTCTATTTTTATAGATCCGAAGACTACGGAGAACTATGAAAAAAGATTTTTAACGCTAAGGGATAATATTCCTAGATTTGCTAGAATTTCTTGGAAAAAGCCCGAGATGTCGAAAGATGCCGGAAGTATTGGAAAAAATACTACAATTCAGGATTCTCTACCAATACCCCCTGATGAGATGACATCTTTAAACAGCAATGTTAGTATTGAAAATAATAAAAATAGTCTTCTATTTGAAGAAGCAATAACTAATGGATCTTTTAGTGCAGTACATCTAAAGGATGTCAATTTAGATAATAAGTTTTATACATTAGCTAGCGGAACTATAGAGAGGTTTAGTCCCGAAAAGCTTTGGGCAGTTATTACAAATGATGTTGGTAGTAATAAGTTTTATTCTGAGGTTGGATTTGTTAACCCTGATGAACCTCTAAATGAAAAGACAACCCAGGCTCTTTCCCATATTTTATCTGATGGGTATATTCATACAGCCCGGGACGGAGAGGATCTGATTAATGAAACTTTCTTTGGACCAAAATCTCTAGAGATTAGCTTTAGCTTAAATAATCTTTTTGCAGGAACAGTTATGAGAGGGTCGAGTGAGGGATCTGTCGGAGTTTTTTCAGAAGAAATAAAAAGCCTAGTTGGAAATGCGGCAAATGCACAGAATGCTGCTGTTATAAATTCAAATCCGGGATCAGTGTCATATGATGATTACGTTAATTCTATCACACCCATAGAGATAATAGGGCCTCTTCCTCCTGATGACACAGAGATTGGCGGCAAATATGATGAAAGGTCAGTTTTAGCAGGGTACTATGTTGAAAAAACTGAACTACTTGCTAGCGGAAAGATGATAAGGCATGAGCCTATTATAGTTGAAGATCAAAGCTCTACATCATTTATAGATCCAAATGTAAAGTATGGGGCTACCTATCAGTATAAAGTAAGATCAGTTGCTTTAACTCAGTTTGAAGCTCTTGAAATTGCTAGTGACGGATCCAAGACGTCTGGTTGCTATGTGGCCAGAACTTTAATAGCCTCCCGGGGCGTAACTACGATTGTTAATTGCATCGATTTGGTTCCACCGCCTCCCCCAGATGATGTTGATTTTGTATATAATTACGATGCTGATCATCTGATGTTCTCGTGGGGATTTCCTGTTAATACACAACAAGATATAAAAAAGTTTCAGATATTTAAAAGATTCTCTATTTTAGAACCATTTACTTTGATGTCAGAGTACGATTTTGATGACTCTATGCTTAAACAAAGCTCTGGTGAGAATGTTGACCATCGTCTCGTAAAAAAAATGAGAGCGGGTGTGTCGTATTATATCGATAGAGAAGCTTCTAAAGATAGACTCTCTGGCGGTAAATTACCTATCTATGCTGTGTGTGCCATTGATGCTCACGGATTATCTTCCAATTACTCAGAGCAGTTTCAAGTTGGATTTGATATATTTAAGAATAAAATTACTTTATCAAGAGTCTCGGCTCCAGGCGCACCGAAACCATATCCAAATCTTTATATCTTAGATGATCTTTTTGAAGATACAATAAAGAGCTCGGGTGACGATAGAATAGCAGTATTTCTTGACCCAGAGTATCTTACACTATATGACGAGGATGGTAATGATTTAAGCTTTCTTAGAGTTGATCAAGAGAATCCCTCATACTATATGACGGTGTTAAACTGTGATTTACAGCAGTCAAAGATTGTAGAGATACATGTATCTGATCGAGAGAAGCAAACATCAGAAGAAACTGTCCAGTCTAGCGGAGGTCCCAAGATTCAAACATTACCTCTTGATTCTGGCAGATACAGTAAAGCTGAATACTCTCCTGTCAAAGGTGGGTCGGGAATGATAGACTGGACAGATCTATTTTCAGAGATTGCTGATTAAATATAAGGCTGGTTTATTTTTTGCAACAAGGGACAGTGATTGAATTTATTGTATCAAGTTTACTTTATGTTTTCACTTACTGTATAATTAATTCTAGGAGTTTAAGATATGGGCGGATTATTAGATCATTCCACTAATACGATTATACTAGACGCGGTTCTTACCACGCAGGGAAGAGCATCGCTTGCTAGATTCAACGGATCATTTCAAATTACCAAATTTGCTTTAACTGATGATGAAATACAATACAATCTAATAAGGCAGTATGGCAGAGTGATAGGAAAGGAATATATTGAAAAATTAACACCAATTATGGAGGCAAATACTAATCGAGGAATTTCTTGTAAATTCCACCTTAGAAGCGCCTCAAGTCAAATACACACAAATCTGCCGGGACACTCCATAGCCGGCGCGGCCTTTTCAGAAACTAGCAAAGAGCTAACCTTTTCAACTGATAGAGCTGGAATTTTACAAGAGATTGAAGTTACTCAGAAAAATCCAGGAGGTGCAGCAATTTCACCAGACCTTAGAGATAACATTTTTGTTGTAAGAATGAGAGCTGATCAATTTCAATTACAAGGAGCACACTCTCCCACTGTAGATGAGCAAGGTATTGCAGAATATAGAATAGGTGCCACGGGAACATCCACAGAAGGGGGTGGAAAGCTCTCACTCCAGATAGGACTCTCCCCCCAGCTTCAGGATTCAAACAGATACAAGGGAGCAAGCTCAGTAGGCAAGGCAATGAATATAGCTACAGCTACCGATCAGGCGCGCGGTGTGATCAAGATAATGGGGCTGACAACTGGTGAAGTTAGTACCCTCAACTGCCTGGTTAATAAAGTATAAGTGAGAATTAAATAATGTCAACGTTCAAACAGCTTTCTCCTGCTGATATCAAAGAGGGAAGATCATTTCTAAACCAGCTGGTCGATGTAGTTCAGGAAGATATTTCAGGATCGACAACAAGAAAAAAATATCAAGTATTTGTTACAGGCGGGGTCGGCCCTGGCGTGACATCCTCTATGTTTCAAACAGTTTTTGATCAGGATCATTCTTTGCAAACATCAAATCAGGTTTTAGATCTTGCATTTGGCTTGTATTCTGGAAGCCAAACGGTTACGGGATCTAGAACTGGAATTGATACATCTGGAAAGCCTCTTTTTGGATCTGGATCTCTCATGATGAGAGAAAAGGTGAATGTTTACAAACAGTTTGCCCAGCTACTTATGAAGGATGCAGAGGCTAGATTTACCACACCTTTTTTTGCTAATAAAATAAAAAAATCTGGTGTACTTGTAACAGATTCCGATGGTGTTGATGAAGCTCTTTTCATATGCTTTAAGAGACTATTCTCTAGAGATAGCATTAAGAAGGAGACCTACGCAATGAAATTTTTTCAAAGTGCATCACATGACCCTTCTAACAATGCAGCAAAACCCGGATCTGGTGTAGTTTCTAATGCCCTGCAGGCCAATCTGAATGTTACGTCAGTATCAGGATCCAAGATCTACACAGATGTCGGGGCATCTGGATATGCTCAGTTTGCTCCGGGTGGGGGAGAAGTTGCAAACCTTGTTGATTCAGCAGACACCTCTAGGAATGTTGGCTTGTTATTTTATGAGCAAGGAGTGGCCCTGCTAGATTTAAAAAAGATAATCTCTGGAACCGAGCATGTTTCGGGTGTCATCGGTGCTATGAATAGCACAGCAGGTGCCGACTATGCTGCGGGACAGACAGTGGTTGGATCACCATCACTCGGGGGTGCTTCAAACGCTCAGGCAAGATTTATTCCTGATCTGGTTGTATCTGCCTCCATTGACGATATTATCGATCATATTGCGACCTGTAGGTTCGGAAGCGCTACAAATACAGCAGTAACATTTCAAAATGTCACCGAGATTCATTCTACCCTTATTTTCTGTCGTGCTTCAGCAGATGAGTTTAATTTATCCTCCAATCCAACTTTTAAAGACAAGGAGTCTGGAAGAATTGTTGTTATAGATCCTGGAGAAGAGGCTAGACAGAAACCATTTACCTTTGTTACTTCCGTATGCCTATATAACCCTAAAAATGAGCTCATGGCCGTGGCTAAGCTAAGTAGACCCATTGAAAAAAATGATGAGAAGGACTTAACATTCCGAGTAAGATTGGATTTCTAAGCCTTCATAGATTTCCTGGAAGGCAACGTGTCACTTTCTGAATTTACACCAGACCTATTAGAGCTAGTTACCCTAACAACACATGCTCCGCAGAAGTTTATCTCTTCTTCTCTAGGTGTGACAGGATCTGTCCCGTTGCTGGGAAAAACCTCAGACTCTATTAAGAGCATAGATATTTTGTCTAGCTCTCTTGGAACGTTCGTAGATGACGATCCTTCCCAGCTCGACCCTATGCAAAGAGCATCGTCAAACGTAAAGCAGGCAATTTATGATGGGTTACCGGGAACTGATGTATTTGATCTAGTTGATTCGTATATGAACACAATTGGTTCAATTCCTGAAGATCCCATAAACAACACAGAGTTTCAAATAAAAAGAGTTGTACCTACTCCTAAATTTACAAAGTCTACAAATTTAAAAAACTACATAGTAAACAATTTAATGGAGTGCTACAGGGTTGATTACAATAACTGTAACATGTCTTACACAAATTATCATACTTTAAACTTTTTTACTTCATCTCTTGTTCCATCAGACTCAGTCTTGCTTTATCCCAATTTTACTGCATCGAATGATATTGATGGTAATCCTTATATCAGTGCTCCCTATACACCTCCAGGTGCTTTCTCTATGGATTTTTGGATCAACCCAAGATATCAAAACGACTATGATATTGTATCTAACGTACCTACAGGAAAAGATTTTAAAGCAGGGACAATTTTTCACCTATCATCAACCTTCGCCTTGTCCCTTGTGACAGGAAGTAGTGCAGATTCTCTAAACAGATCAGATAAGTTTAGAATGCTTCTTCAGCTTAGTCACAGTGCTGACATTTCTCCTTCAAAGATTGATCTATCTGTCGGAAATAACGAAAGATCATTCCCTGAAGATTTGATATTTCTATCATCTGATAATTCTTTGACTAAAAACAGATGGCATCACGTGACTGTAAGATGGGGAACTGATAAAATAAACCAGGGAACGGGTAGCATACACATTGACAATCTAGAGACAAGATTTGTTGTCCCTTCTAGTTCAATAGCTTCACAAGCATCGCTGTCAGTAATTTCAAATGAGCCCGATGCTCTGTGTATTGGAAATTATTATGAAGGAGTAAACAGCGGATTGTCTGCTCTTTCGGCATTTTTTAATAGCAGTGCTGCAAGTCAGTATGGAGTTTCAAAAGCACCAGGACATTCATCAGATCCTGCTTCATATTCTTTTAATCACCCTTTAAATTCAGAGGTTCACGAATTAAAAATCTATAACACTTACATAGATGATAGTGTTATTTACTCCGGTTCTTTTACAGGTCCTTCTGATTTTACAGATTTGATTTTTTATGTTCCACCCTTCTTTGTAAAAGAGACACCCGAAAGAGATGTCTTTGTTACAACTGATCAGATAATTCACACTTCAACAAACACACCCTTTAATGTGTTCACTGCATTTAGTACATTTGGACATCTCATAAATTTAGAAAATTTTACTAGAGAATTTATAAACGGAAAATATCCAAGACTTTTAAACCTGACGCCAGAGTCAAATCCGCTTGCTACAGGCTCGTCAATGAATGAAATTCTATATGCTACTGCCTCCAATAGAAAGAGAAATTTGACGATACTTCCGAATGACAACGGATTGTTTTTTCCAAGCTTTAGCATATTGGCATCAGGATCTGAGTCATTTCTAGGGTCTTCGTCTCCTCTGAGCTATTATGTAAGTGATACGGGAGGATTTGACATCTCTGTTATATCAATAAAAGATTTAGTAAGCGGATTTTTCTTAGACACACAGGCGGCAGGAAGCTTTTTAGAAAAATGCTCAAGCCCATATCCAGAAAATATTACAAAAGAGTGGAATGGTACGTATCTATCAATTCTTCAAAGACTTAAGGATTCGTCTTCTAATCAGATAACTATTTTTAATATTCCTAGCATGTTTTATAGTGAAACAATAAAAACTAGATCTTTTATTACTGAAGATAAATCTATTACCGGTTCGGGTGAAAAGATTTCAATTAAAATTAAAGATGATGGATCTGGGGGACTCTATAGGGCAGATTGTCAAACTGATCAGGCTTTTTGGAATAATATAGGAAATATTTTTTATAATGAAGGTCTTGGAATTATCAAATCCCCTCATCTTATGTTTTTTGGAAAAAATCAATTTGAAGTTGACCTGGAGGGTACACACAATGTTTATGTTACAACTTTAAACTGCTTTGCTGAATCGAATCAAGCTAACTCTTCTTCAAATTCAAATTATATCCCCCTATCTGCATCTTTGGAGGCAAATGATACAGGGTCTAAATTTGTCTATATTGATCAAGTCAATATTCATGATGATAATTTAAACGTAATTATGAAAGCAAATATTTCTCAACCCGTTGTCAAAAGATCGTCAGATAAGTTATTATTTAAAATAAAGATGGATTTTTAATTGATACTAGGCTTGGACATATCTACGAGCTGCACTGGGTGGTGTCTGTTGAACCCAGATGGCACCTTTAACAGTGCAGGATACATACCATTAGCTTCATACAAATGTATATTCAGAAAGGCATCAGAGGCTGAGAAAGCTATAGAAAAGCTAGTGCTTCAAAATAAGATTACTAAAATTGGAATTGAGCAAAACTTGCAATCATTTCGGTCAGGATTTTCTTCAGCACACACTCTTTCCTCTCTTTCTAGGTTTAATGGAATTTTATCATATATCGTTTTTAAAAAGACCGGAATATTTCCAGAATTTATAAATGTTAATTCTGCGAGAAAGAATGCGGGAATTAAGGTTATTAGAAAATCTAAGGGAGGTCCCCCTATAAAGGAACAAGTTTTTGAATGGGCAAAGGAAGAAATTAGAGATTCAGACTACAGGTGGCCAGAAAAAATTCTAAAAAGTGGACCAAGAAAAGGACAAACCATAAATCATCCAGGATGTTACGATATTTCAGATGCACTTGTTATTGCCACTGCCTCTTATGTTGCGGGATCTTAATTTGAACATTGCTCGAAGTGTTTAGTAATATAAAATATGCCTGTCACCTCTACTCATGAAAGAGTGACTTTTATTAAAAAAGTTTTTGGAGAAATATCTAGGGCAAGGGATGGTATTAATGTAGCCGTCTCATGTCCAGCATGCAACAGTAAGAGTAAAAAGAAATTTTCTATAAATGTTGAGACAGGCCAGTGTCATTGCTGGGTTTGTGATCTAAGGGGAAAGACACTTGTTCCCATATTAAGAAAGTTTGACATGTCTCACTTTGTAGAAGAGTATTGTCAAAAATTTGCTGTAGATTTATATCGAAAAACACTAAAAGAAAGTATCGAGGAAGCGGAAGCTAGACTTCCAGAAGATTTTAGATTAATAATAGACGATATCAACCCGAGAGATCCTGACATGAGGGCATGTCTACTTTATTTAAAAAATAGAGGTGTGACTGAGAGAGACATGTGGTATTATAAAATTGGAACATCCCAGCTAAAAAGATTTAGAAGAAGAGTTATTTTTCCTTCTTTTGATTCACTTGGTGATATTAATTTTTTTGTAGCACGCGGGATTGATAGCGGGTCTAGAGTGAAGTATATCAACTGTCCAGTTAATAAGCAGCGCATAGTTTTTAATGAAATAAACATTGATTGGAAAAAAGAGCTTGCCATAGTAGAAGGACCGTTCGATTTATTAAAATCGGGATATAATTCTACTTGTCTCCTCGGGTCTAGGTTGTCAGAGGAAAGTATTTTATTTTCTAAGGTAGCTCATCATAAAACTCCCGTTCTCTTATGTCTTGATAGTGATATGAATAAAAAGTCTCACGCCATTGCTAAACTTCTTTCGGAATACAGCTGTCGTGTTAGAATTTTAGAACTAGGAGAATATTCAGACGTCGGTGAAATGACAAAAGAAGACTTTATTAAAAAGAGTAGTGAGGCCAGCATTTGGTCTAGAAATAGTTTTATTTTAGATAAAATAAGATCAATAGAAAGCGGCTCACTGGTTTAGGTTTTTAAATGATTTTTTATATATTTCACAATATATCATCGGGTGACTTAGAATGAAAATAGTTCATATTGCTGATATTCACTGGAGGGGCCTAAGTAGACACGAAGAGTATAAAAGGTCTTTTGAAAGATTTTTTGAAATGTCTAGGGATTTATCTCCCGATGTTATTTATGTTGGAGGGGATATTGTTCATTCTAAAACACAGGGAATATCTCCTGAACTAGTCGACAGTCTTCAGGAATGGTTTAAAAATCTTGCCAGCATTGCCCCTACTCACATAATATTGGGAAATCATGACGGGCTGATTATGAACAAAGATAGGCAGGATGCAATATCCCCTATCATTTCTGCGCTAGATAATCCCCGCCTGTTCTTATATAAAGATTCTGGTATCTACCCGACTGGAATTCCCGGGTTTAATTGGTGTGTTTTCTCTTGCTTTGATGAAGCGGGATGGAAAAATATCAAGCCTGTAGAGGAAGATATTAATATTGCCTTATTTCATGGCGGTGTAAGAGGTTCGACTACTGACTCTGACTGGTCGATTGAAGGAGAAGTCGAGGCTGAGTTTTTTAGAGAATATGATTATGCTCTCCTTGGAGATATTCACACCTGCCAGTTTTTGACAGAAGATAGAAAAATAGCATATTGTGGCTCTACCATCCAGCAGAACTACGGGGAAGATCCCGGAAAGGGGTTTTTATTTTGGGACATTAGAGGAAAAGACGATTTTGATGTAACTTTTTATGAAGTTCCTCACGACCACCCGTTTGTGACAATTGACTGGTTCGGGTCTGCTAGGGAAACGCTGGAGCAAGTAGAAGATATCTTACCGGGGGCAAGATACCGAGTAAGATCAGATTATTCTATACCTCAGTCAGATATAATTCATCTTCACACAGAGCTCAAAGAGACTATGAGGGCGCATGAAGTTGTCTATAAGATAGATCAGTCTGTTGATCTTTCTGAGATCAATGTTGGAGACAGCAAGATATTTAAAGAAGACCTAAGAGATGTGAATACACACGTTTCCTTAGTTAAAGAATTTTATAAAAATTCTGACCTTTCTAGTCAGTCGTGGGATGAGTTAGAAATTTTAATTAAGAAATATTTCTCAAGAATATCAAACACCGAAGAGTCTCTAAGAAATGTAAAGTGGTCAATTAAAAACATTGCTTTTGATAATATGTTCACCTATGGAAAGAATAATAGAATAGACTTTAATTCTTTTAAGGGTATAACCGGAATATTTGGAAAAAACAGGTCTGGAAAATCTTCGATAGTTGGGACCCTAATGTATGCACTTTTTAATACTACAGATCGGGGTCCGATAAAAAACTTGCATATAATCAATAGCAGAAAAGGTCACTGTAAAACAGCGATAGACTTGTGTGTAAGCGGGAAGAATCTTCGAATAGAAAGGCAGTCGGTCAAGCACGAAAATAGAAGGGGAGAGGTTAGTGCTGTAACTCAATTAAATTTATATGAAATTGACAGTGATGGAGAAATTGTAAGAGATCTGACTGAAGAGCAAAGAAGAGAGACAGAAAAAGTCACAAGAAAGAGAATTGGAACTTCTGAAGATTTCCTATTAACGTCCCTCTCCTCTCAAGGGCAAATGAACAATTTTATTAAAGAAAGAGCGACACAGCGAAAACTAATTCTTTCTAAGTTTTTGGATTTAAATGTTTTTGATCAAATGGAGTCTCATGTCAAAGAAGACTTGATAATATCAAGAGCCCAAATGAAAAATATTCCAGATAGAGATTGGGGAGTGCTTTCTTACAACCTCTCTAGATCAATAAAAAATATACAGGCAAAGATTAGAAGGCTTGAGCAAAATTTAGAAAAAACTAGATCGAAAGCATCAAAAATTCAGTTAGAAATAGCGTCACATGAAAATTCTGGAGACATTACTCAAGTAGACGTAGATATACAGAAAGAAAATATTAAAAATCTTAAAGAAAACCTAGAAAAAGAATTAAATTTACTTTCTAGCCTGATGATTCGGGTTGAGTCTAATAGGGAAAAGATTTCTAAAATTAGAGAATTAAAAAGTCAGTTTTCTATCGAAGAGATGAGAGAAAAGCTTGCGTCAAAAAGAGATTTGGAAAAGAGTGTAATTAAAATAAAAAGTGATTATCAAAGGGAGCATGTTTTACTATCCCAGCAAGAAAAATCTTTAAAAAAGTTACGAGAAGTTCCGTGTGGTGATAATTTTCCAACTTGTAAATTTATCAAAGATTCTCATGAAAATAAGAAAAAAATACAAGAACAGAGAAAAAAAGTAGAAGAAAATCTTAAAAATTTAACACTGACTGAAAATCTTCTTTCTAAAATATTGGGTGATAAAATAGAAGAAAATATTGAAAAATATGAAAAAATTCTAAAAAAAGAATCAGAAATTCAAATAGCCCTAGTAACAATAACGTCTCAGAAAAGAGAGAAAGAATCTTTAGTGGAGCAACTATCTGAGAATTTATCTGAGGGTAGAAAGATTCTAAAAGAAATGGAAGATAAAAAGAGGGATACTAGTGATATTTCACTTGAAAAAATGAAGATCAGTCTTTCTGAGATGAATAAGAAAATATCTGAGCTGGATTCTATAAGAATGTCACATGCTCAAAAAGTAGGAACAGACAAGAGTGAGTTGCTTAAGGTGAGAGAAGAAAAAAAGACATATGATAAAATAAAGAAAGAGTGGCATGCTTACAATTTACTTAGTCAGGCAGTTTCTAAAAAAGGAATCCCACTTCAGATAATTAACTCTTACTTGCCTGTTATTAATTCGGAAATATCTAAGATTTTGCAAAATACAGTTGGTTTTACAGTTGAACTAGAGGCAGATTTAAACTCTAACGCAATGGATATCTATATTAATTATGGAGACTCTAAAAGGGTCATAGAGCTTGCGTCCGGAATGGAGAAAATGATTTCCTCACTAGCTATCAGGGTTGCTTTAATAAACGTATCTTCTTTGCCCAAATGTGACATGCTAATTATAGATGAAGGGTTTGGATCTCTAGACGATACAAACGTAGAAGCTTGTAATAGACTTTTAATATCTTTAAAGAAGCATTTTAAAAATATTTTAATTATATCACATGTCGATGCTGTTAAAGACGTTGTTGACAATGTAATTGATATTACTAAAAAGGGAAAAGATTCAAGAGTGTATACGAAATAAGACTATGATTGAGAAAGTTACAATAGTAAAGCCAAAAAATTTTAATAAGGGAAGAGTATCATGTGGAATATGTGATTTTATATTGGTTAATTCCTTAGATATAATTTCTTCTGATGAGTACGGGTGCTGTGAGAAATGCAGGATTAGATGGGTTGAATCTCGACGTGATGAATACAAGATGGGCTGGAGGCCCAGCGATGAAGAAGTTGCAGAAGAAATTAAAAAAAGAAAAGCTCTCCCCCTGGGTTTTATGATATAATTAGAATAGTTATAATAAGGAGACTTTCATGTTAAATTCAGCAGAAGTCAATATACTTGGTCAAATACTAAATGATACCTGGGGAGACTGGTCAACAAAAATGTCACCCACTATGTCTGTAAAGGCTTCTCTGGGTGGTGATATTTTAGAGTGTAAATACATTACCATTGCCACACTCCCTAGCGGCTATCATGATAAGGCGGTAAGAGAGATGAACGAGGAACAATCAACACAAGTTACAAATAGCTTTATGAAGAGTTTAAAATCTAGATTTAAAAAAGAAGCTGGAAGGCCCATCAAGGTAAAGCAGCTGGGTACAAATGATAGCTTAGAAATGATTACTCAGTCTGCCTATTCTCCAAAAAGAAACGCCTATTACAGGAGAACTACCACATATAGAGTGGAGTAATGGCGACCTATAATAAAAGTCGACAAATAAAAGAGATAGTTCAGTGTGGAAAAGACCCAAATTATTTCTTTAAGAATTACTGTAAAATACAGCATCCGGTTAGAGGGTTAATTCCTTTTGACACATTCTCTTTTCAAGATGAGTGTGTTGAGACATTTATAGATCACAGGTTTTCTATAATATTGAAATCTAGACAGCTAGGAATGTCCACACTTGTTGCTGCTTTTGCGACCTGGATGGTTCTTTTTCAAAAAGATAAAAACATACTGATTATTGCCACTAAGCTAAGTGTTGCACAAAACTTTATTAAAAAAGTTAAAACTATACTGAGGAACATACCCGGGTGGCTCATGCTTCCTGAAATTACAAGCAATAATAAGCAGCTAATAGAATTTAGTCACGGATCATCAATAAAAGCAATACCCACATCAGATGATGCTGGCCGCTCTGAAGCTCTGTCTCTCCTAATAATTGATGAAGCTGCATTTGTCAGAAACTTTGATGAATTGTGGATGGGTCTGTATCCTACACTCTCCACAGGCGGACGGGCAATTGTATTGTCAACCCCCAACGGAGTTGGAGGTCAGTACTATAAGCTTTATACAGATGCTGAGGCAGGTTTAAACGAATTCAAGGGAATAAAGCTTCCATGGCACGTTCATCCAGAAAGAGATCAGGAGTGGTTTGAAAAAGAAACAAAAAACTTCTCTAAAAGGCAGATATCTCAAGAGTTTTTGTGTGATTTCGCATCTTCTGGGGAAAATTTTATAAATGACGATGATATGTCGTGGCTTTTTAATATGATAAGACCTCCGTCCGATAGGTGGGGATTCGATAAAAATATTTGGGTATGGGGACACCCAGTCCCCGGAAAGGAGTATGTAATTTCAGCTGATATTTCAAGGGGAGATTCGAAAGACTATTCAGCATTTCATGTAATAGATGAACAAACGGGTGAAATATCAGCAGAATATAAGGGAAAAGTTCCTCCTGACAGATTTGCTGAAATTTTAAACGAAGTTGGTAGAAAATATAATAATGCTCTTTTATGTCCCGAAAACAACAGCTATGGATATGCTACCATACTCAGACTAAAAGATCTATCATATCCCAAACTTTATTACGCAAAAAGAGGGACTTATTTGGGAGACTATGTTCCGACAAAAAATCAAGACAATGCAGGATTTACAACTAGTGGAAAATCTAGGGGTATGATTCTTACAAAGCTCGAAGAGATGATTCGCAATAAGCAACTTTTATCATACTCTTCTAGATTTTATGATGAAATAAAAACTTTTATCTGGAAGGGGAACAAGGCACAGGCTATGAGAGGGTACAATGACGACCTGGTCATGAGCCTGGCAATCGGATCTTGGATTTGTGATACTACGAGCGGTGTTTCAAGAGACTCGAGGGCTCTTACAGACGCCATGTTAAAGTCAATGAGGGTTGATAGAAAAACTTATGATGACTTTCCTGGTGGATTAACAGCGAACAAATCTCAAGATGGAAAATCAATCAATAGAAATCAATCAGGAGAAAGCAGCCAAAAGAATGGACAAAAAAGATGGAAATCACCAGGCGGAGATTTCGATTGGTTGATTGATTGATTTACTGCTTTATATGTATTTGTGTATAATTTATCTAGGAGTTATTTCACATGGCTGAATCTAGCGAAAGCCTATTCAAAAAATTAACGCTCTTATTTAGAAGCGGACCAGTTGTAAAGAGAAGGGTCAAAGACTTTGAGAATTCAAAGGGACCTTCATCAGCACTTGAAGTATTTAAAAAAACCCAAAGTCACGTTTATAACACAGCAATGAGTGCATATGGCACCTACGACAGGATGGCAAGGTATTCAGACTTTAGTGAGATGGAATATACTCCTGAAATAAGCTCTGCCCTAGACATCTATTCTGAAGAAGTAGCTGCTTCAGATGAAAAGGGGCAGGTTCTTCATATACATTCAGATAATCCCAAAATACAGTCATTGCTTGATGATCTTTTTTATGATACTTTGAATGTTGAATTTAATCTAACTGGGTGGACTAGAAATCTTGTAAAGTATGGTGACTTCTTTTTGTTTAATGATGTTTCTCCTGAGTTTGGGGTTATAAGTGCCTATCCGATCCCGGTAAATGAAATAGAGAGAGAAGAAGGATTTGACCCAGAAGATCCACTTGCTGTTAGATTTAGGTGGGTAACTCAGGGTAATCAGGTTCTTGAGAATTGGCAAATTTCTCATTTTAGGCTTTTGGGAAATGATGCGTTTCTACCGTACGGCTCTTCTGTGCTAGAGTCAGCCCGTCGGATCTGGCGACAGTTAATTCTTGTTGAAGATGCAATGCTTGTTTATCGAGTTGTTAGATCTCCGGAGCGCCGAGTTTTCTATATTGATGTAGGTAATGTCCCCCCGGAAGATATACCAGGGTACATGGAGCAAGTTCAGACTAGCTTAAAAAGAAGTCAAGTTTTAGACAGAGATACAGGAAGAGTTGATCTAAGATATAACCCACTTTCAGTAGACGAAGATTATTATCTTCCAGTTCGAGGCGGGGAGACAGGAACAAAGATAGATACCCTTCCGGGAGGACAAAACGCCACGGCCATCGAGGATGTTGAATATATTCAGAAAAAACTTTTTTCTGCTTTAAAAATACCCAAGGCTTATCTTGGATATGATGAAGGTCTAGGGGCAAAAGCAACACTTTCCCAGGAAGATATTAGATTTAGTAGATCTATACATAGAATTCAAAGAACTGTGTTGTCTGAGCTTAATAAGGTCGCTATCATACACTTGTTTTCCAACGGATTCGAGGGAGAGGATTTACTAGATTTCGACCTTCAGCTCTCCAATCCATCGACTATTGCCCAGCAGCAAAAGCTAGAGCTATTTAGATCAAGGTTTGAGATAGCCGGGACTGTCCCAGAGAGCATGGTAGATAGAGAGTGGATTAGAAAAAATATACTTGGTCTTTCTGACGCTGAGATATCTAGTGTATCTTCGGGTGTTTATGATGACAAATTGTTTGATCTTAAGGTTGAATCAGCTGCTCTCCCAGCAGAAAGTGGGGGGGAAGCGCCTGAAGCCCCTCCTCCCGGCGAAGATGATTTTGGAGAAGAGCCCGACCTCGAGGAGCCAGAGCCTGCCCTTGCTGAAGACGAAAGCGGGGCTTTGAGCGGGCTAAATCTAATATCAGATAGATCCTTCGTCGACGATCTGACTTCTTTTTCAATAGAAGATGAAAATGCCCCGATTCGTGCCCAAAATACTGTGGATATGTTTGCCAGGCTATCAGAGTCTTCAGGCACTGAAGATGATGAAGATGATGAAGACGATGAAGACCAGCTAGAGAGATCTCTTTACAATAGATCCCGGAGGAAGAAGTCTGAGTCAGATGTAGACCATCTCAGGCTAACCACCCATGATCGAAAAAATAATGATGACTCTGTCAGCGGTGACCCGACCGGGATGAAGAATTTAAATTATGACCTAAGGTCACTCGGGAAGAATAAATTCTTTGAAGAAGATGCTAGTTTTATACAAAACTTTTTAGATCAAAAGATAGGACAGCAGACTAAAATGACCGGAGAGGTAAAATCCACCTTAAAATCTCTTGAGAAAAGAATAAATATTCCAAGAAGCCAAATTTTAGTGGAGTCTGACAAAGAGGTTGATTAATGCCAAAAACTCATAATAAAAAAAGAAATGTAGGAATAATTTACGAGCTTCTCTTGAGGTCTGTTTCTAATTTCCTCATAGAAGGGAAGACAGAAACGGCACAGTGTGCTTTAGATATTTTAGATAAAAGGTTCTCTTCCGATACAGAGCTTTATAAAGAGTTTAGACTTTTTAATGCTTTAGCAAATTCAACAGTTAGTGACACTGCTATTGCAGCAGGAATTTTGTCTGAGGCGAAAGCAGCATCTAGAAGATACAACACCAGGGCTTTAAATAAAGAAAAGTCTCTCTTGATTAAAGATATTAATCACAAACTAAAAGATAAAGACTTTTATTATAGAAGAATTCCTGACTATAAATCCTATGCAACAATTCAAACTCTTTTAAATGAGTGGAGAAAAAACGATCACTCGAGTCTTGCTAAAATGGTTGAATATGAGAGCAAGGTTGTTGAAAGGCTTCTGGCAGAAAAGAAAAACGAGAAAATAGAAAATCATGTATCTGAAAATGTTGATCACCTAATATCTAAACTAATGATGGAGAAATTGAACACCAGGTACGGGGACACTCTAAGCAAAGAGCAAAAAATGATAGTACGGTCCTATGTCTTCTCTTCTTCTTCGGGAGATACAGAAAAAACTTCTAGATTATTAAAAGAAATATCAGAAAAAACAGCCCGTGATTTAGATTATTTTGAAAAGGAAACCGATAATGAAGTCCTTCTTGAAAAAATCGAAAGAGTAAGAGTTAATATTAAAGACCTGGATTATAGAAAAATTAATGATAGTTCAATTTCTAAATTTTTAACTATATCACAATTAAGCCAAGAAATAATGGAGTCAAAATGAGTAAAAAAGACTTAAAGCTTTTGACAGAATGGATGCCACTTCAGTATAGTCCTGATCAAATAAATGAATCTAAAAAAACTAATAATGGAAAAATATTTTTAAAAGGTCCAATTCAAAAGTCAGATACACTAAACCAGAACGGAAGAATATACCCTAGGGCAATTCTTGAGAGAGAGCTTCAAAATTATCAAAAATTTATAAGAGAAAGCAGAGCCCTAGGTGAGTGTGATCATCCAGATACTTCAGTTGTTGAATTAAAAAATGTTTCTCACATAATTAGAGATGCTCATATGCAGGGAGATACTGTATATGGGACAATTGAACTTCTTGATACCCCTAGTGGAAAAATATTAAAAAGTCTAGTTGAATCTGGCGTGACTCTCGGGGTATCTTCAAGGGGTGTTGGATCTACAAAGAGACAGGGGGATACTGACGTAGTTCAAGAAGACTTTCAGCTAATTTGTTTTGATATGGTCTCTGAGCCCTCAACACCCGGTGCCTTTATGATGGCAGAGGGAAAAACAGTTAGTAGAAGAGAATTAGATAATACTTTTACTAAGACTGACAAGATTGATAGAATATTTAATGAAATATTAGGATGGGATAAGTAATGCCTATAAAACCACCCTCTCCTGGGGCTAGCTACGTTCCAGCTTACCAGACTTCTGCGGTACCATATGTGACCAGCTCAGCTACACTTTCTGATGTTCCCACAGCAGGAACTGCTGCAGATCCGATCAACATTAAGTTTCCGTATGTGACAAAATATCTAACTATTAGAAACACAGGTGCCAATGATTTGCGACTTGCTTTTTCATATTCAGGATCTTTTGCACCGGGCGAGAATCATAACGGAGGAACAAAGAGTTCACATCAGCACAGGAATTATTTTTTAATTCCAACAGGATCTGCAAGTGCGAATGCTGAAGCAACGAAGACATTTGATGTTAGATGCAAAGAGGTGTTTCTTCTTGGAGACGGTGGGTCTACCGGCTTTTCTTTAATTGCCGGATTAACCACAATCAATGCTTCTAATTTTCCAATTTTATCAGCGAGCAATGGCTGGAAGGGTGTAGGATAGTGAAAAGAATCACGAGATCAGGTCTCAAAAGTGTTGTTAAAGAGTGTCTTATAGAGATATTGAGTGAAGGCCTCTCGGAAGGAAGCGTGACAGCTCTTCAAGAGTCAAGGACAAAAAGACATCCTGGAAAATATTCACAAACAAAATCTCCATCTAGAAATAACAGAAGACCTTCTTTAGATCACGTTAGCTTTGAGCCAAGATCAGATGACACAGAAAAATCTAGTTTTGATCAAAGGGTTTCTAGTACAGTAAGTAGCATGACAGATGATAGCGTTTTATCATCTATACTTGAGGATACAGCGAGGACCACACTTCAGGAGCAAATCACCGCTGAGAGCCAGCGAGGAATGTCGTCTCACGCGCAGGGTGACACCGCTGCCAGGGAAGTTGCAAACTCTGACCCGATGGATCTTTTTGGAGGATCTGCAAACAATTGGGCTGAGCTGGCATTTTCAACACCAAAAAACAGGCCATAAATTTCTTTTTGAGATAATACATATATTAGATCTTTCCCGCGGAGACAAAGATGGCCAAAATTAAGAAATTAACTCCTTCTCTTTTAAAGAGGATAGTCCTTCAAGAGAAGAAAAAAATTGAAAGGGTTCTTGAGGCTAGCAAGCCCAAGACCAAGGCAAGAGAAGTTGATGCCGACAAACTTGCAGACACGTTAGAGAAAAAAGTTGATTACGCCAAGGCGTTAAAAATAAGAGAAGCCAAAATAAGAAAGCAGCTTGATAAAATTGTTAAGCATAGAAAGGCTCTCGCTAAGAACATACTAGGAGACCTATAATGGCAACCACAGAACCTCATCTTGGAAAAACTTCTAACTTTGGAAAAGGATCAAGAGATCAACAAAACTTAGACGCTGCATTTCCTCAAACTCCCACGTACAGCACAGACTACAGCCCAGACAACGTGGAAAAAATCCAGCAGATTCTTTTACAAGGTATCGACTCTTCATACGCTGACGTCGAAAAAGGAATTATTAATGATGGTGGCCATTTTTTTGGGACAGTTGATTTAAACTATACAGATGCTCCTAATTTACTTGATGTCGAGACCGGCGGGCTCGGACTTCCCTCGACTCCCTGGACGCCCAACCCTTCATCTCCTGATGACACAGGCGAGCAGCCTGCATTTACCGGTGATATGCGGAGCAGGCCCCAGTATGGATCTGGGCTGGGGGGATCAATTAGCCCTAGTACAACTTCTCCTGAGGTATCAGCTCAGACAGTTGGTGAACTATTAAGCGGTAAGTCTTATGCTGGGTCAGACGGCCTGGTCTGATGCCCAAATATAGAATATCTGAGTACTATAGGCCCCTAACGGGTGGCGATTCCAATGTGGGTGGCGGGTACGCCACAACCAAGGCAAAAGGGCTAGGCTCAGAATATTCTAGAGAGAAGACATACCCCTACACTGAAGAATCAGTGGGCGATGATGATGATTTTCTTTTCGATATTGATGAATTTATAGATCAGCACGGTCTTTCTGACTTCAATCTTTCTAACAGGCTGACAAACAAAGCAGGCGCTGGGTATGTGACTGATGACCCGGTAAGATCCCAGCGGGCAGACCGGGCCGGATTTGTTTCTGGGCAGAGGCTGGATATAGCTTCCCTTAGAGAGATGGGTAGCACTCCTGTTAGAAAAGGAGATTCTATTCATGGATCAATGTCACCAATTCCGTTTAAAAGTCTTTATAAAGGTTTTTCTGGACCTGCTGTTGGCGGAACTTCTAATTCTTTTGCCTATAGAACAGCTCCGGGAAGAAAATCAGGAACTCAATACGGAACATCTAGAATTCCACAAGCGATAGAGGATGATGAAATCAGGGTCTTTAGCACTGATGAAATTCCTGATCCTTCTGTCAGAGCGATTATAAAAACTAGGAATAAAATAAAAAAAGTCTTGTCTGAGGCTGGATTTTGATTATTTTATTTTCTATATTTTACTTTGATCCGTGTAGTTTTACTTAATAGTTAATATTTAAATAAGAGGTGGGACAAAAATATGTCAAATTCACTTTACGATGAAGCAATTGCTGATGCAAAACAACTTAGAGAAGTTGCCGAAAAAAATGCAAAAAATGCGATTATTGAAGCCGTAACCCCAAGAATAAGAAAGTTTATAGAAGATCAGCTGGTGAGAGAAAACACCTCAGATAGTAAAGATAGCTTTATTTCAGGCGCCATTTTTGAGTCAGATGAAGAAACCGAATCAGATGAAGAAGAGGTGGTTCTTGATGAAACTGCACTTAGCTCTCTAATGAATCTAATGAGAGAGGCTGATATTGGTGATGTTGAAATCCCTTCTAATAAAACAGAGATCGAAAAGGTTATGATCTCAGCCTTAGGAGAATCTTTTACTTCGCTTTCAAACAGAGATAGACAAAAAATATTAGAAATAGCAAAAAATCTAAGCAAAGATTCAAATAACTTACCAAACGATGTAATAGATATTGATACATCTACAATTCAGGAGAACAACCAGATGTCTAATGACACACTTTATGAAATTGATCTCGATGATCTTTCTCGTGCATTCAGAACTGCACTTAATGAGGCAGAGCACGGAGAGGAGCCTGAAGAGGCATATATGCACGGAGTCAAGGACCAGCTAGAGTCAGAGGTATATGAAGATGAGGGCGAAGGTGACTTGTCTGAGCTTGATCTCGATGATATGCTGAAAGAAATTGCTTTTAGGCTGGATCTTGATATTGACGAAGAAGTAGCGTCTCAGATTTCTGCAGAAGATTTTACACTAACTCTTCTCGATGAAGAGGGAGAAGAGGGCATGGAGGGAGAGGGGGATCTTGATGATCTAGACTTAGACATGCCCGAGGACGAGGCTGATCTTGAGGTTGTCGATGATGCTGAAGAAGAATCTCTTGATGAGGTCTTTGACATAGACCCGAGAATGCTAAAACAAGAAATAGCAAGAATGAGAAAATCTCTTAAGGAGGGCGAGGCCAAAGCAATGGCCCATCACTTCGGCGGCGGAAAGGCCGAGAAAGATGCCCTTGACTGGAGAGATACCGATTTAAACAAGCTTTCGGAGACCAGGCATCTTCGAAAAGCTCTGAGAAAAGAGAGCCGTAAGAATCGAGCTCTTTCTGGGAAAATTGCCGAATACAGAGGTGCCGTTGGAACACTTCGTGAGCAGTTGACCGAGATGAACCTGTTTAATGCAAAGCTTCTTTACGTTAATAAGCTTTTACAGAGCCATAGCATGACTCCGACAAAGAGACGTGCTATTATTGAGGCTCTTGACAAAGCTAATAACTTAAGAGAAGTCAAGCTATTATACAGAAGCCTAACTGAGAGCCTTTCAGTCGGAAATAAAAGAAAGAAATCTCTTTCTGAATCCCGAATGAGAAAAGTGGGTTCCTCATCTCGTGCTGTTGGTCGCGCTTCAGTCTCACCCGGTAGCTCTGCTACAGGAGAGGTTGATAGGTGGGCAGCTTTAGCGGGAATTAAACAAAGTTAGTACATCTTGCAAACTGCTAAAAAAAATAAAGGAGAATTAACATGAGCAAGTCATTCACGTTAGACCAGCTAACTGAAGGAATTCGACAACGTCACATGGGCGTTGCGAACCAGAGGTTGGTTGAAAAGTGGTCTCGTACTGGACTCCTCCGAGGTATGGAGGGACAAAGTCGCGAGAACATGTCTATGTTGCTTGAAAATCAGGCAGCGCAGCTTCTTCGGGAGCAAAACAGTCTGGGAACAGGTGGAGCCGGCGGAACATCTTCAGGAGATGTCCGTGGATTCACCAACATTGCGTTCCCAATCGTTCGAAGAGTATTCGGAGGCCTCATCGCCAACGAGCTCGTTTCAATTCAGCCAATGAGCTTGCCATCCGGCCTGCTTTTCTATCTGGATTACACATACGGCACCGATCGAGGTGGTGATTCAACTCTAGCTGGGGCAGCTGGAAGTTATGATGCACAGGTCTACTCAAAAGGCCAGTCCATCTATAACTCTCCGACCGGCAAGGGTGTCCGATCAGGATCTCTAGCAGTTGGTGGTCAATATGACCTCGCTGGAACTGGCTACTCGCTTGTTCACAGCACATCTAACGCTCTTACAGTTGCGGCTTCAGGAGCTTACGGACAGCAGTCCTCAATTGGCCAGCGTGCATTGCATGCTACCGGTTCTGATGCTAAGCTTCTTCAGTTTGACCCTCAGGTTACATCTCTAATTGTAGGCGATGGTACTGATGGTGTTATTGAAGAGGATTTCCGAGCTGTATTCCTTAACCTGAGTTCAATGCCTGCTGATGCAGATCTTACTCAGGTGAAGCAGATTGGACTTTGGTCAAATGTTGATCTTCAGTATGATAATATTAGCTCCGCTGTTCAGGGAGGATCTAACCTTCTTAACGTTCGTCGACTTAATCAGCTTGGTACTTATACCTCAGCTGGTGGATTCGTAGCCGATCCTTTCGTCAAGAGAGACACAAATAATGCTGCTCTTCTGGTAATCGTTTCCGGTTCTGGTAACAGAGCTGGTGCCCCGAGCTCACTGTGGGGTCAACCTTTCACTGCATCATATGTCGTTTCACCGACGCTGAGCATTGATGGTAACGACGGTTCAGCACTAACCATTCCGACCTTTGAGTCTGATTTCAGCACTGCACAAAGCAGTAGCGGTAGTCCGGCTATCCCAGAGATCGATATCAAGATCGAATCCATCGCGGTCACCGCGGTTACCCGTAAGCTTCGCGCTCGCTGGTCACCCGAGCTCGCTCAGGATCTTAACGCTTACCACAGCCTTGACGCTGAGGTCGAGCTTACTCAGATCCTCTCCGAGCAGATTGCACTGGAAATCGATCGTGAGATTCTCAATGATCTTCTTACAGAGGCAGTCGGTGCCAACTACTACTGGTCACGTGCACCTGGTAAGTTCGTTAACAAGGAAACTGGACGGGTCCAGGATCTTACTAGCACTCTTGCTACAGGTCCACAGTTCACCGGTACGGTCAGAGAATGGTACGAGACACTCGTTGAGACAATCATCGATGTTGCTAATGCCATCCATCGTAAGACCCTTAGAGGCTCGGCGAACTTCATCGTCACCTCACCTGATGTCTCCACCATCTTTGAAGCTTCGGTTCTTTACAAGCCGAACTACAGCCTTGATGGACAGGGACAGGTTTCCAGCCCATTCACCTTGGGTGCAGCGTCAGTTGGATCCCTTAGCAACCGTTTCACGGTTTACAAGGATCCCTACTTCCCACGCAACAAGGTTCTGGTTGGATACAAGGGAGGTTCTTACCTCGAGACAGGGTACGTATACGCACCATACGTTCCGCTGATTGTCACTCCTACTATCTTCCAGCCGGAAGACTTCACACCCCGCAAGGGCGTGATGACTCGCTACGGCAAGAAGATGGTTCGCGGTGACTTCTACGGTACCGTTACCTGCCTGGATATGAATATAATCTAATAGATTAATTCATATAATCATTAAGGGGCACCTTTCGAGGTGCCTCTTTTTTTTTACTTTTATTTTTTAAGAACACAGCTTTTCAAGAGCGAGGTCCTACTTACTATTAGGCCCGGCACATAGCATAAGGCTGACCTCGCCAGCGTGTCGGAATCTTGCGAACTGAAATCTCATAAGGAGGAAATTATGCCAAAAGTAAAAATAACCAACTCAAAGGGTTTGGTTCAATCTCCGGGAAAAGGTCTCGAATTTGAAACCACACCAACCCTAACTGTTTCAGGAAAGTCAGCAGCTTTTACTGTATCACAAGGCGGGCTATATACTGTAACTGCAGGCGGAGCAGTTAATGTCACAATGCCGCTTGCATCAGATGTTCCAGGTCAAATGTTTATCATTAGAAACGGCGATGCTAACGCAAATGTTGTTACAGGATCAAGTGCCTGGGGAGATAAGAAAGCACCTTTCTATGGTAACTTTAGAAATGCTGCAGCCTTCTCTGGTGTGGATCAGGCAACAGCTGTTAAGATTACACTCGAGGCAGCTTCTGGTAGCCAGGTTACGATGATCAGTGATGGTAACAAGTACTGTGTGCTTGCTGTTTCCGGAGCTGTTGCACCGACTCTTTCTAAGCAAAAGTTCGGAAGAGGCTCAGGTGGCGGCGTCTGATCGTTAAAAAAATCGATAAATACTCTAAAGAGCGACCTCCGGGTCGCTCTTTTACTTAGCTCTCTAAATCTTAAGTAATTGAAATTTTCTATAATATGTATAGATGAGGCTACACAGGAGAGTATCATGCCAAGTAGAAGAGCTATTTTAAGAAACGTAAAGCTAGACGAAAAGGGACGATTAATAAAAGATAAAAAGGCCGCACCTTCCGAGGAAGCTGTCCCTGAAGAGCTACCCAGCGCTCCTGAGCCGAAGCTTGTTGCAAGGGTTCCGGAAAAAACAAAAGAAAAGAAGAAGCCTGTTGAGGAAAAAAAAGCACCCGCAGTACAAGAAGAGCCAAAGAAGTCAAGTTCTCAGGACAAGACTAGAAAATCAAAGAAATCATAGGCTGCTATTCTTTGACATCTGTTAGTTTTGTTAGTCATTCTTAGTTTTGTTTGTATCCTGTCATGTTTTTGCATATATATTGTATATGAAGCTTTATTGGAGACTAATTGTAAATGGCAACCTTTGCTGACACAACAAAGCCTACACCTTTCGGATTCTTTGATGAAGATACTGACTTCCAAAGAGAAGCAAATGCGATAGTCACTTTTGTGAAAAGAAGGCTCGGTGATGATATTCTATCTGTAGAGCTTACGAAAAAACAAATATGGGGAAATTTAGAAGAATCACTTCTTGAATACGGAAGTGTACTAAATCAATATCAAGCAAAGTCTCAGCTTGTTCAATTTTTAGGTGCTTCAACCGGGAGCTTGTCAGGATCAAATGATAAATACCCAAGAGAGAACCTAGAGTATCTTACAAGATTCGCAGAACCTTATGCCATGGAGGCAGGCCAGGGAGGATCTTATAATTTTATATCAGGAAGCGTTAATCTACAAAAAGGTCGTCAGGATTATGATCTGTATAGTGAGTTAAAAGACGCTGCTGGGGGAGTCCTGTTTAACTCTGCTAGTAACTCAAACCCTCAGACTAAAATGAGGGTAATGGAAGTTTTCCACTTTAGCCCACAGGCAGCATATAGGTTTTTTGACACAACTTCGGCAATAAATTATCTTAATAATGAGTTTAGTTTTGAATCTTTTACACCAGAAACAATATTCTATGTTCTTCCTGTGTTTGAAGATATTCTTAGGGCTGGACAGCTAGATATTTCTAATAGAGTTAGAAGGTCAAACTATTCTTATGAAATGGCCGGTACAAATCTTAGAATTTATCCAACACCGACCGGTGACGATGCTAGAAAGCTTTGGGTTAAAATAAGGTTTAGACCCAACCCGCTTAGCCCTTCATATGAAGACCAGACTATCCATGGTGTAAGCAACTTGTCAAATGTTCCTTTCGGGAGATTGATATACAATAGGCTTAACAGCATAGGTCGACAATGGATAAGACAGTATGCTCTTGCCCTAAGCAGAGAGCAGCTCGGCCTTGTTAGATCTAAGTTTGGAAATATACCGATACCCGGTGCTACTCTAACACTAAACGGAGAAGGCTTAATAACCCAGGGGAGGGAGGACAAAGATAAGCTAAAGACTTCTTTGAAAGAAATGCTTGAGACAATGACATATGATAAGCTAATGGAGACCCAAGCTGCAAGAGCAGAGTCTATAAATAAACAGTTAAAGTTTGTTCCTATGCCAAATGGCAAGGCAATTTTCATGGGGTAGACTAGATGTCCAGACTTTTTATAACGCAAAGAGAAATAAATTTAATAAACGATATTGGAAAAGAGATTGTCAAAGATGTCATTGGACAAAAGATATATTTTTTTCCCATATCTGAAGAAAAGTCAAATGTCCACGATGTATATGAAGAATCAGTTACAAAAATATTTGATAACCCGATAGAGATAGAGGCACTTGTTAAGTATGAGCCTCAAGAAATTAGAACAAACAAGTTCGGAAGTGAAGAGTTTTTTGGAATAGAAGCATATATTCAGAAAAAAGATTTAATTGATAAAGGTATCAATATTCAAGAAGGCGATTTTTTTAGCTACGGAGCGGTATTTTTTGAAGTTGTTCAAATTCCTGATTCTGATACAATTTTTGGAGAGATTGAATATAAATCGTTTGTTACAATTACAGGAAAACAGGCAAGGAAAGGACAGTTCGAATCAGTTGTATTTGGACCCACAAGCATAGAGTATAGTGATGATGATGCAATTCAGAGAGATTTTGTTCAGCAGAGGGGATACGGTAGAAATAGGCTGGGTCCAACAGGAGATAGGAGAGATCTTCAGGAGACGGGTGTCCTAGACAAGCCCATTTCTGAACCAGCTGAGGTTTCACCTGACGGAGCGGGCGATGTTCCCGGTTTTGACGGAGGAAAAGGGTCTTCTTTTTACGATGAATAGGGGGAAATTAGATGAGTAAGATTGATACGGGATATGAAGGGACTAATGTTCCTGAAGATTTTTTTATTCCTCCGTGCGGAATAGAAGACGTAGATAGGGCTATATTTAATTTATTTGATAAAAAGCTCAAGCTTGAAGTACAGGTTAATGAAAAAACTACTAAAGTGCCTGTAGTTTTTGCTGCAGGAGAAAGATTTGCTTTAACAAGAAGACGCCAGCCAATTAGAGATAGAAACGGTGCTTTAATTTTACCTGTCATAGCAATTGCAAGAAAATCAATTGATATTTCTCCAGGCCTGGCTGGGTACGGAACAGCAATTTCAATAAGAGATCAGGCTAGCTACACAGTCAAAAGACGTCTATCTGATAGAGATAGATCATATCAAAACATTATAAACAAGCTAAGTATAAAAAATCAGAAAAATGTTGCCAGCAGGGAAAACTTTTCTCAGGACGTTATCTACCCAGGAAATGAAGCGCTCCCAGGGACCCTGGCTTCTAGGCGAAACGGACCAAATATTTCTTATCAAATAGAGTCGACAGGAGAGATGCTTGATCCAAAGATATCAAAGAATATTTTTGAAATAATTACAATTCCTTACCCAGAATTCTTTTTAGCACAATATGAAATAACATTTTGGACACAATATACACTTAATATGAATCAGCTTATTGAGGTTATAATGTCAAATTTTAGCGGGCAAGGGATGGAATTTCAAATAGAGTCTGATAGCGGCTATCAGTTTGTTGGATATATAAAGGGAAATTTAAGTACAGGAGACAATTTTGAAGATTACTCTAGCAATGAGAGAATTATTAGATATAGCTTTTCAATGGATGTTCCCGCATTTTTAATTGCGCCTAACCAGCCCGGTCTTCCAAGCCCATATAGAAAATTTATCTCTGCTCCCGAAATAGAGTTTGTAATAAATCAAACAAGTGGAAAAATAGAGCTTGATGGAAAAACTCCTGATAATAGTGCTAATATTGATAGATTTATTCTTAGTGATGTAGAAGTGACAGACAATCAGGGAAGGGTTCCTCTCGCTAGGGGCCAAGATGGAGCTGCTGTTCCTGAACTAATAGAAGATCCTTTTACCGGAGAAAGCAGGAAAAGACTCCTCAGGGTTAAGACTAGAAATCAGCGATCAGGTGAGTCCACCATCAGCGCGAGAGAAGTAGTTGATTTAGAAACCCTAACTTAATGATATTTGAGTAAGAAGACGATACTTATTAATGTAGAAAGACAAGGAGATTTCTAAATGGCTGAACAGGTATTTAGATCACCAGGGTTCTTTGAGACAGAGATAGATCTGTCTGAAAGAGAATCGGAAATAACTGGTGTACCGGCAGGAATAATAGGCGCGTCTCAGATGGGGCCCGCATTTGTCCCAGTTACTATTGGATCTTTTAGTGATTTTGTAAACAGGTTTGGAGAGTCAAATCCAGACAAGAACCAGTTTGGTCCGTTTGCCGTTAAAGAGTTCCTTAAGAATAGGACTGCGGCCACATTCATAAGGGTTCTGGGGGCAGGAACAAATGAAACAGCAGCAGATTTTGAAGCCACTCGTCTGTATGGATATGTAAAAAACTCAGGCTTCACTGTCATTGCTGGTGATGGTGAATCCACCCACAGCGGTCAGCGAACGCCAGGTGGTGTAAAATTCATTGTTGCCACCCATTACATATCCGGCGCAGAAGGAATCGCTTATCCTCAGTTTTCTGATAACGCTACATTTGATTTGGCTACAAGTAGCAATCTTGTCCATCTTGTTAGAGGGATGGTGTTCCTGGCCACAGGGACAAACATGGAGGTCCTTGATGCTGCTAAGTTTTCTTCCAATGACCCAAGACCCGAAGTTGCCGGTGTCAACCAAGACCCGTCAAGCGGAATGTTCAAAAAGTTTAAGATTGTACTTTCTAGCTCAGCTGGTTCATCCTATGGAACTGACGAAGGCCAGGCGGGAGTAAGAATACTTACTGCCTCTCTTAATCCGTCTGATGATGCGTATATAGGGAACATTCTAAATACAGATCCTACTAAATTTCAGACTGAGGAGCATCTTCTTTATGGTGACTTTGCAGTTGAAGAAGAGGTGGCTTCAGTCTTTACCAACACAGGAAACAAGGCTGTGGGAATTGCCTCTGGGAGCCTGGTTAGCAATCCGATCGCTAGTATTGCATACCAGGATCTATACGGAAGGTTTGATACAAGATTCCGACCGGCTAAGACCACAGACTTTATATCCCAACCTTTTGGAGGAATCGCATCAGGAAAGGAATATAGTCTCTTTAGCTTCGAGACAATAAGTGATGGCGCAGTTGTAAACGATAGATTTAAAGTTTCAATATCCAACATTAAAAAATCCACAGATCCTAAAAATCCGTATGGAACCTTTACAGTTTTGGTTAGAAATTTTGAAGATAGTGATACGAACATACAGATATTAGAACAGTATGGAAACTGCACATTAGATCCGACAGATGAAAATTATATTGCCAAGAAGATTGGAGATTTTAAGGCATATTATAACTTTGATGCCGGAGTGGAAAAAGAGAGAAGAGTGGTCATTTCTGGAAAATATCCAAATGTCTCTTCACGAATTAGAGTTGTAATGAACAGGGATGTTGCGAGAGGTGATCTCCCGCCCCAGGCTCTACCATTCGGGTTTAAAGGTCTCCCAGTTCCAAAGACTCTTAATGAGACTATCCAGGGCGCAGTCATGCCAAGAGGATCTGCAAGGTTACATCTAAGCGGTGCCAATACTGTAAATGCTGCCACACCCCTATCCTCCTCTGTTCTTCCCCCACTTCCGCTTACATTCAAGTGTACAAAAGGAAATGTTAGTGAAGAAACCGGCTTTATAGGCTATCCGGGAATACAAGAGCTCACAGATGCCAGGTATTACTGGGGGGTTAAAACAACTCGAGTTCCAAGAACCGGATCTCTTTCAAATGCCATACTTAATCCAAATGCTAGTGATGAAGTTAATCCCCTGGTTAGATCTTATACAAAATTTCTAGGTTTTGGCGGTCTGGATGTTCTTACAACAGGTTCTCTTGCTGATGAGCATAGTAATAATAAATTTACTCTAGCTAAGGTAGCTCTTGGGGACAATAAAAATACCAAGGCCAACGTTACAAGGGCAGTCTGGGCCTATCTAACTTCTTCTGCTGCAGAGCACATGAGAGGGGCAGCATATATTAGAAATAGTACCAGCACAGCCACAGATGGAACAATTAATGACGGAGTCTCTACAGGAAGGTTGTCACTCTTATCTCTGGTTCAGCTAACCTCTTCGGTATATTTTAATAAATTCTCAGAGTTTAATAAATTTACCAATATTTTCCACGGCGGTTTTGACGGAGTTAATATTCTTGATCCAGATATGTTTTACCTAAATGATCGTGCATGCTCATCTGCAGCTACAGGAAAAGCTAACTCTACCCTAGACATTGGTATGTACAGGTACTCATCTACCAGAGGAGAAGCCTTTACGGCCGGTATTGGTAAAACCAATAACTACGTTAATTCCTATAGGTCAGCTATTAAAGTAATGACCGACCCCATGGTTAGCAGAGTCAATATACTCGCTATTCCCGGCCAGAGAGATCCATTTGTTACAAACTACGCTCTCTCTAGGCTAAGTGATTACGGAAGAGCAATATATCTGATGGATATTCCATCCTATACATCTAATTTAGATAGAATATTTGATAATGATGGTAAGAGACCCGATACTGAAGCTACACGTGAGCAATTTCAGTCAAGAGGCGCTGATAATAATTTTGCAGCTGTTTACTACCCAGACATTTCTTTGAGGGATACAGACACCGGAAGAGTCGTGGCTTGTCCGTCATCTATTGCAGCGCTAAGTGCCCTGGGATTCAATGATTCCGTTTCTTATCCCTGGTTTGCACCCGCTGGTTTCAACAGGGCGGCTCTTACCGATGTTGTCAATGTAGGCGTGAGACTAAATAAGGCAGATAGGGATGATCTTTATGACGCAAAGATTAATCCGATAGCATCATTCCCGAATGCCGGGTTTGTTATATTTGGACAAAAAACTTTGCAACAGGCCAGGTCTGCCCTGGATAGAGTAAATGTTAGAAGAATGCTACTAGAGGTAAAACGCCTCGTTGAAGATGTGGCAAACAACTACGTCTTCGAGCAAAACACCCCAACGATGAGAAATAAGTTCGTATCTCAGATAACACCTCTTCTAGCAACCATTCAAAGTCAACAAGGTGTAGATCAGTTTCAAGTAACTATGGACGAATCAAATAATTCACAGGCTGACATTGAAGCCAACAAACTAAACGGTCAGATCAGAATAGTTCCGACTCGAGCGGTTGAATTCATAGCAATTGACTTCATTATTGCAAATTCTGGAGTGAGCTTTGAATAAATTATATAGTTATATACATAAGATTTGGAGAATTAAATAATGCCATTATCAGGAAGAAGTGCCGGAGTCTCTTCAACAGAGGTTGATCTTACGTTTGCATCACCGACGTCTCCTTCAGGTGTTCCTGCCGGAGTAATTGGAACTGCCCAAAGCGGACCAGCTTTTGTTCCAGTGACTGTGGGATCATATCAGGAATTTGTCAATAGATTTGGTCCGTCTAACGGAGAGATATTTGGACCTTTAGCTGCTAGAGAGTGGCTTGAAAGGTCCCAATCACTAACTTATGTCAGGGTCCTGGGGTGTGGTGATGGAAAGCAGAGGGCTACAGACGGAACTGTTACCAATGCAGGCTTCATTGTTGGAGATCAACAGATTGGACTAAACGGTATGATTTCTGCGAACCCCTACGCTGCATCAGGAGGACCTTTAGGTAGAACATACTTCCTGGGATGCTACATGTCTGAGTCTGCAGGAAGCACAATCTTCAGCTCTGCTGGAATTCAGGGTTTCCACACAGCATCGGCAATCATTAGAGGTGTTCTTATGACGCCCTCTGGCGTTGTTCCAGCCCTTTCAGCCTCTGCTATTGTCCACGGCACCGCTTACAATAACACACCGATTGGAATGACTGTAGAGACCGGTCAGGCTCATGCTGTAGGACCTCCAACACTTGTTGCAGGTGATGAAGGATCCTCCGGCTGGCCACAGAGAGGAGACTTGACAGGAACAGTTAAGATTGCTAATGCCCAGCAGGAGTTTGTTCTTCTTTTAAATGGTCACCTTGATAATCCTGATGAAAACTATAGAAGCTTTATCACTGCTTCTTTTGATCCGGGTGCTGGAAATTATATTTCTAAAGTTCTTAATAAGGATCCACTAAAATATGAAAAGAGGGGCCATCTTCTTTATTCTCACTATGATATCGACCCAGGCCTGGCGGTTCCCACAGGGTCGGGTGTTGTTCGGGAGTGCGGATCTGCTGAACAGCCGATTGCCTTCATTACATACAGCACACTAGACAGGAATACAGGAAATACAACGACAACCCCGGACTATGAAGGCTTCCGAGACAGATATGCATCTGCAAGAACCCCCTTCTTTACATCTCAAACTTTCGGCTCAACTAGGAAAAATCTATTTAGAATACATGCCAGGTCGGACGGTGCAGAACCTAACACACAATACAAGATATCAATACAAAATCTAAGCATGCCGACAGATGCTACGATTCCTGCCACATTTGATGTGGTTGTTAGATCTTTTGGGGATACTGACGCTACCCGAGAAGCCCTTGAGACATATTCTGGATTGTCACTAGACCCGACAGATGACAGGTATATTGCAAGAATTATTGGTGACCAAAGTACATTCTTTGATTTTGATAAAGCAACCAGGGCACAGAGGCTTGTGGTGCAGGGTGATTATCCGAATGCCTCCACTAGGATACGAGTTGAAATGGCGCCCGAGGTTACTCTTGGAAAGGTTCCTATCTCTGCCTTGCCAATGGGCTTCAGGGGTCCAGATCACATCATAACCTCCGGATCGAATACTCTTATGAGCGGGACAAATGTAACTTCTTTGAAGGTGGATGCTTTCAAGGAGTATCTGTCAGGATCTAGAGATTCTCAGGATACAATTAACAGAGCGACTCCGCCGCCTATTGCATATAGAGAGAATATTTACACGGGCTTAGCTCCCGAAAAGGATCTCAACGCTAGGCTTCACTGGGGAGTTCAGTTTGAACAAAAGGCTGATCCTACCCAGCCAAACAATCTGGGCTTTGTCAGAACAGACCTTCCAAGCCGGACCAAGTATTTTGCAAGAATGCAAACCTCAAATATTAATTTTATTGAAGGTAACAATGCAGGAGTGGCCGATTCAAATGGAATCGTAAGAGACTGTGATCGTTTTCATTACAATGAATTCTCCCTGGAGAAGATAAGAGTTAGAACAGGGTCTGACGGTCTCGCTGACGTCGACGAATGGCTATCAGCTTCTTATGTTAGGCGAGGAAGCGTTGCAGATGATAAGTCCGGCGCCGACGGAACTGGATTTACTAGAGCTTTCAAGGCTGAAGATCTTAAGACACCTGGAAATAGGAAATTTACCAGATTCACAACCATAATGCAGGGCGGCTTCGACGGAACAAGAATATTCAATGAAGACACTAGCAAACTGGTGGATGCCGCAGCAAAGAGGGAGATAGATGATTCTACTAATCAAGGGGGTGTCGCAGGACCTACAGTTGCCGCGTATAGAAAGGCAATAGATATAATGGGCAATACTTCAGATGTTAGTATTAAGTTGCTAGCAATACCCGGGATAAGAGACACAGCAGTGACTGATTACGCAATTAGCTCTGTAGAAAGTAGATTTGATACCCTGTATATTATGGATATTGAAGAGAGAGACACACTTAACACTGTCGTGACAGGAACAGCACAGACCGTTGACGTGACCTATACAGTTCAAGATTTCAATAACAGAGCACTGAACACGTCTTTTGCTGCCGCTTATTTCCCAGATCTTGTCATGGTTGATCCAGAAACTAAATCAAATATTCAGGTTCCCCCGTCTGTAGGTGTTCTCGGTGCATTTGGACTTAACGACTCGGTTGGGCATCCCTGGTTTGCTCCCGCCGGATTCACAAGGGGTGCCTTATCAAACATGCTGTTTGCTACGGTAGACCTCTCAAGAGATAATCTTGATGATCTTTATTCTTCAGATATTAATCCTCTTACGGACTTCCCAGGACAACCTCTCGTAGTCTGGGGGCAGAAAACGCTATTGCAGGCTGCAACTTCACTTGACAGAGTAAATGTTAGAAGGTTGTTGATTGAGGTTAGAAGATCTGTGAGACAGATTGCAAACTCACTTCTTTTTGAACCGAACAGAGAGGAGACACTGGCCAGATTTAATGATCTTGTTAATCCCATTATGCAATCCATTCAGGAGTTAAGTGGTGTGGATAGGTACAAGGTTATAATTGATACATCTACGACGACTCAGGCCGACGTAGAGAATAACACAATTCGAGGTAAGATATTCTTGCAGCCCACCAGGACTGCAGAGTTCATCTCTCTTGATTTTGTGCTAAGTAATGCAGGTTCAGATGCATTTGATAACGTTTAAAGTAAGTTTGATGAATATATAAGGATATACAGGAGAAATTAACATGGCAACTACCTTATCAGTTAGCGAAATGCTTCCTAATAAATTTGAGCCAAAGAGAAAATATCGGTGGATTTTTCAAATAGAGGGAGTTGACGCTTTCTTAATGAAGACTGCTCAAAGACCAACGTTTCAATTTGATGAGATTAAAATAGACTTCATTAACGCCATTCGTTATCTTAACGGAAAGATGACTTTTGGAGAAGTTCGAGTTTCTTTACATGATCCGATTGCGCCATCTGGGGCACAACAGGTAATGGAATGGATTAGAACTCACTATGAGTCTGTTTCTGGCCGCGCTGGTTACGCAGATTTCTATAAGAGAGATTGTCAGCTTAAGCTACTTGATCCCGTTGGAACTGTTGTTGAGCTTTGGGACATGAAAGGTTGTATGATAAAAAGTGCAAATTTTCAAGATTTAGACTACAGCGATGCGACTACACCGATGGCAATTGATCTTCAGCTGAGAATTGATAATTGCGTTCTTCAGTACTAATTTGTTTTTAATCTTTTTTGTAAATATTCAAAAATATTTTACAAATAATCTTCTCCTAATAAGATTATTAAAGCAAGGGTATTGATTTGTCTAGCGAAGACACCAGACCGAGAAATGAAATATTTGGCGGACCTGCTGCGGGGAATGACTCGATACCAAGGGTAAATGTCATGAGAGATGACTTTGGGTGGGAGGTTCCTGTTGAGACAGTTCCGGTCCCGTCACAAGGGATGATCTACCCACCCGATAGCCCGCTATATAGCGCTAAAACTGTTGACATTAGAGCAATGACTGCCAGAGAGGAAGATATTTTAACCTCGCGTGCACTTCTTAGAAAAGGTACGGTTATTACCGAGCTAATTGAGTCATGCCTGATTGATGACAGTATTAGATCTAGAGATCTCATTGTAGGGGATAGAAACGCCGTAATGATTGCAATTAGAATTACGGGGTACGGACAAACATATACAACTCGTGCGATGTGCCCGAAGTGCAATACATCGACATCCCATGAGTTTAACCTTGCTGACCTCGGGATTAAACCTCTTGAAATAGAGCCTGCAGTAGAGGGAGAAAATAGATTTGAGTTTACCCTTCCGGTAACAAAGAAAAAAGTGGAGTTTAAGTTCCTGACGGGAGCTGACGAAGAGGAGATGGCAGCAGAAGCTGAGAAGATGCGACTGTTATTACCCGATATGAAAACAGAGAGTACAGTGACGAGACGATTAGAGAAGACTGTGTTATCTGTAGACGGGATTACAGATCGCAACAAGATTAAGACTTTTGTTAATAATATGCCAGCACTTGACTCTAGAAAATTGAGGACATACATGACGGATCACGAACCCGGTGTTGATATGTCCACGACTCTAGAGTGTAATAGTTGCGGAGATACCTCTAAGATTCAGCTACCGTTGGGAACCGGGTTTTTTTGGCCTGGGGAGTGACTATAGGGAGTTGTGTCTCGAGCAATTCTTCTTACTCCAATATTATTTAGGAATGTCATACATAGAGTGTCGAAATATTCCTATTAGATACAGGTCCTGGTTCATAGACAGGATCATTAAAGAGATCAAAGGCACAGGATCTTCAAAATCTGCTAGTGATAACACGGCAGACATCAGAGCGCTAACAGGAAAAGATAGAGCCCAGGTTCCCGCTAAATTAAGAAGGTTTACTTGATAATTTGTTTTCATAATACTTATTATTGAGGATTTTAATTTAGAACGGTCGAAGAAGACGAACCAGACGCCGACGCCGACGCTGCCGCGCGATCTCAACAAACTTTAGCTGAAGAGCTGGATGCCGCCGTTGTTTCCATGGGCGCATATAGAACCCAGACTGATGAAGCAGTTGATGCGGTGGGAACCCTCACGACGCAGTATAGAACGCTCACTGAAGAGCTAGGTGATTATCAGACCCAGATGGCGTCGGCTACCACCGACGCTCGGAAGCTAGAGATGGGTCTTTTGGCAGCCGGGGCCGCCCTAGGGGGTCTCTCACTGGCTAGTCTGGCCACCGGAGTGGACTCAGGCGACACCGTGGGAATCGCTGGGGGCCTGTTTGAAGAAATATCCGGCGTCGCCGGCCAGGCCAAGGGCATGCTTGATTCCATGTTTAGCCAGGTCGAAGGTCTATTCGATATAATGCAAGCGCATGGCGGTCCCTTGCGGGAGGAGTTTTTTGAGATTCAGCAGGCATTTGGTGGTACTTTTGGCGCCATAGACGAACATGCCACGGGTGCGAATAAGCAGGCTGCCGAGGCGAACCGGGCTGTGGGGGAGATGTATGAGGAGTTCTATACAGGTATTGAGGGAACCAGCCTCACGATGTTTGATCTGTTTGAAGATCAATCAGCACTCTCCCAGCTCTTTCACAGCATAGCACAAGACAACAGGGATGCGGTTGCTTTCCTCGCCGGTGACTCCCGAGAGACGACAGAGAGCACAGCCCTTGCGATGAAGGCTCTGAACATCTCCCAGGCAGATTCTGCGCTGTTTGTCCAGAGACAGATTGACATGACAGGCGAGGCCAATGATGATCTGCTGATGAATGTTGCCAGGACTATCAAGGCTACCGAGGGAGCTACAGATGTAAGCTCGAAGATTATCGCTGCCAACGTAGTGGATATGACCAAGGATGTTAAAAACTTTGGTAACATGACAGAGTCAACCATGGCTGCTGCATCAGCGCAGCTTTCCCAGATGGGCCTCGACTTCCAGTCTCTCTCTAGCGTTGTGGGTCAGTTTCAAAGCTTTGAAGGAGCAGCACAGGCCGCTGCTAACTTAAATGCCCTGATGGGGATTAATATTGACGTTACTGAGGCCATGACTGCGGCAAACCAGGGCCAGCACCACATGATGGATCTGGTTCGAACGTCAATGCTTGATGCAGGTGTGACAGCCGAGAACTTTACTGATAACCTGGCAATGGCAAGGGCAACAGCCTCTCAGTACAATCTAGAAGTCGAAGACATGCAGAGAATTCTGGCAGCTCAGGATGTGCAGGAGATTGAAGACATTCTGGCGGGCCAGGCGGATGCCCTTGCTGAGGGACCCAGCGCTGAGGAATATACGCAGGAAGATCTGATCAGAGATTTCGATACTGACATGGCGAGGGTTCAGAGAACCATTGGTCAGACAGCTAAACAGTTTCGGGATGCATTTACTGATGCTCAGATACGGGCCGGTATGTCACAGACCCAGAGTGAGCTGGCTCTCATCGCTGAGGATACCGAAAGATCAGCAAACTCGACAGTTAGGTTTGCCGGTGCACTGGGAAGTGTGCCGGGAAGTCTGGCTGAGGGAACACTCGCTGGAATTCGAGAAGGTCTGACCGGGCCAGAAGGCTTTATGGGACAGATGAAGGATGAGATGGACGGTCTCGCCCTAACCTTTGAAGTTGAGATGCGACCCGTGGCAGAGGAGATTGGTAGAGGGATGGGTGAAGAGACAGCCAGGGTGCTCACGGAGCAGCTCGATGCTGAAAACCCAACCAGCCCTATGGGAAAACTCGCCGGATCCATGCGAACCTTCTTTAGTGATATAAGAGAGGACGTTACAGGTGTTGCAGCGGAGATATCGTTAGACCCAGAGAGCCTTCAAGGGATCGGGAGAAATATCGTTGGCATGTCCCTGGGGACAGATACGGGCCTGGCCTTTGCCGAAGGTATGACCGATGCCATAAATTCCCCAGCTTCTGCAGAATCAGTCGCCCAAGCCGCCGGTGAGTTGTTCGCCAATATGGATCGGGTCGCTGAGGGGAATGGCTACCTCGGCGAGTCTCCAAGCCCATTTGGATTACGCTTTACCGAAGGAATCATTGATGCTCTTTCAGAATCTGACCTCTCTGAGGCTGCTAGGGAATTCCTTTCTCCCTTAGATAGGATTCGCGAGGAGTTTGGTGTGGCAACATCTGAGCTCGAGGGACAGATTGCCGCAAGAGGCGCTCAGATCGCATCCCAGTTTACCGGATTGTCAGCACTCAGTCTCGAGGTGCCCACACTGGCACCTGTCGAGGTGAGTCTAACAGGTGCTGTAACCAAGTTGAATGAGGCTAGCCAGGCTCTAATAACAGCTGCCACTGAGAATGCACCTTCGATCAATATTAATCTTTCTCTTGAGTTAACTGATGAGGGTAAGGGTAATCTAATAGCTTCACTTGCCAACGGATCAATTTCCGGCGGCCAGGGAGTCTTGACGCAGAGACTGTAGAATATGGGTGAAAAACAGACACAGGGACAACTTAGAGTGATAGATGAGATTTACTGCCACCCTGCGTTTAAAAAGATCTACGCCAGCCTCCCAGATCATCTAAAGCCTATGGTAGATGAGCACATCAAATTGATAACCGGCAGAGTTGAAGAACTGGGTAAAAATCTCAAGAATAATATAATTAATCAAGGACAGGTTATGGATCTGGTCACTGCTGCTGATGAAGCGCTGTACACGACTTTTTCCAATGAAGACGAGCTTAGTGAGGAGGGTGAGGAATAATGGCAAGAGAGAAGCTTGGTAAATTTTTAAACTCCAAGGGCATAACTGATAAGAATTCAATTAATTTTAATCTAAAAAATAGTGTCGGTGACCCCGAGTTTTTGCAGCAGTATAGCGATAATGATCTTACTGTTGATCCAAATTCTAAATTGGAGCTTCTTGATCTTGAAAACTCTGACACAGGTCTAATTGGAGACTATCTGGAGTACGTTATGAACATGTACGCTCCCAATGAATTTCCACTCAAAGGGGGAAACTACGAGTCAGATACTGCAAATAGAGGTGATCCGTTATCCCCGCCAGAAAATACAGGCGCTCAGGCAGTGTTTGCTGCTTCAAATAAAACCGGAGGACTTGAGCTTGAAAAATATTCGAACAGTGGAAAGTTTTCTGATGATATTATAGACAAAATAGGGGGATCTGATGGGAATAATTTATTACCCGGTGTGAGGGGAAGTTTTGGACATCTCGGAACTGCACTCGATACATCTGGCCTTGTCAGGACTCCTAACCCGACCTTCGAGTCTCAGGTGGTAAAGGAATCCAGTGAGATCTTAGAGACCTATAATAGATTTGCCCCGACGAGTCGCGCCTTCGCAGAAAAAGGGAAGACTACAAAAGAGGCTGACTCAGATCAGACAATGTATCCGCAACGGGAATTTGGTGACTATGTCAAGGGAGATGAGTCTGACGCATTTAGCTATGATTCTCTCATAGATGTGGCCGCCTCTCTGATGGCCAAAGCTGCCGGGTGGGATACAGATGGTGAAAAACCCGGCACAAGCAGGGATCCCGAAGGAATAGTCCCATCAGAGTATGCCATGTCCTATCAGAATACACAGATAGCTACCGGTAGAAAAAATATTGATACTGAGAAGCTAAGATCTAAAAATGCGTATGGAACACCCACTACAAGCGGTCTTGGAGAATCCTATAGAAACGGAAGGGGTTCATTTTTGGTTGACAATGATGACGAGGCGGATATCACCTCTTTTGGAACCGTTTACACCCCGGACAATAAGTTTGATGACCCGGGTGCCAGCTCTGTGGTCTCTGCCCAGGCGATCGCTTCTCTTGTTGCTGTTAGTGCTCTTGGAAAAAAATTGATGTCTGACGTGATTGAATCTCTTGATAGTGCTAAGTCTGTCCCAATGGGGCGGGGCCCCTTTTTGAATGGAGCATTTGGGAATCAGGTTGATCGAAACATACGAACACTTCATCGATTGCTCCTCATACCAACACAATCAGCCCCCTTTAGCGATTGTGTAGACAGGGGAATTGAAATAATGTTTGACTCTAATATTTCGACCCTGAGCAGTCTCGGAAGCCGTGAAGGATCTCAGCTTAATGATGCAGAAAATAAGGCAGCCGACATGATTACTAATTCTGCCGGATACTGGCTTGCTGTTTGCAGAGGAATATTGAAAAATGTAGACAGTGTTGTTGAACAGGCAGCAAGTGCTGCACTTGGAGACTATAGCTCTGTTGAGAACCTTGTTAAACTCCTTGGGTCTAATAAACTAATTGGATTCTTTAGATACTTAGCTTCAATTGGAGATATCTCATTGACAGCTGGTATGGGAACTTCGCTTAAGAATACGGAAGATGGTAATAGCTATTTCAATGTGGACAAGCTTCCAGATGGTCCTGCCACCAGGGTGGGAAAGAGCAGAAGCTCAGAAGGAAACACAACTACATCTCTAGCGTGGAGGGGAAATTCAGTTCCCTCAGTCTACTTGCTACCTAGGGAAATTTTAAGAGCCACAGTCGATTTGGGCACAGGCGGTTTCGGAACAAACCCAGCAAAAGGAATGATGGCTACAACTCTTTGGGATAAGACATACACTTCTCTCGGAATGGAAGGAGAAGGACAGCGAATACCAGGCGATGTTGTTGAACGCCTTGAGAATACACTCGATGCTGAGTATTGCCCGTTTTATTTTCATGACCTTCGGACAAATGAAATTCTGGCATTCCATGCCTTTCTCTCTACGCTGACAGACACGTTCAGCCCCCAGTATACTGATGTGAAGGGCTACGGCAGGATGGATCCGGTTCAGATCTATAATAATACCGCCAGGACCATCGGACTCAGCTTTATTATTGCTGCTACATCTCAGGAAGATTTTGATGAAATGTGGTGGAAGATAAACAAGCTTGTCACTCTTGTATACCCCCAGTATGGAGCAGGAACACAGGTAACTTCAGGTGAATCGAAGTGGATTCAACCTTTTAGTCAGGTTCTTAAGTCCTCTCCGATGATTAGATTGAGGGTAGGGGACGTTGTTAAGTCCAACTATTCTAAGTACAATCTTGCTAGAATTTTTGGTGTAGGAACTGCTCATGCAGTTAATCTCAAGGGGAACGACGCAGGAGATGATGCTGGGTCAAGTCTCCCGGGGGTATTGGGCGCCGCAATGGATAAGCTGAACGACCTTCTCGATGCAGATATGCTTGATTTTTTTCAAACACTATACGGAACACCGCTCGGGCTCCTCGGTGAGCACTCGTGGCTTAGCTGGCTGGATAACCGCGCAGGTAGGGCGCTGGTGTCACAGTTTCTTGTAAATGGTTTTGGAAATCCTATCTTGACGCAGGTGATTGGACAGAGACTAAGGGATCCAGACACAGTTGTTAATGCAGCACCCAAATCCTTTACAATATCTTCCGTTATTGATGGTCTCGGCGCCGGTGGAGGTGGGTTATTCGGGTACGGATATCGAGCGCCTGCTGTTGTTTTCTTAAAGCCCACAGATGGAAAAGCCTATAAGTGGAAAAAAGGTAGCGACACACAGATGGTCAGGTTTAACAGACCCGTGAGATGCATGATATTAGAGAGAATGGAGGAGTCAATTGATAAAAGCTCTGCCTCTAATAACATGCGAAAGACTCGGACAGTCTACAAGGTTGTGTGCACAGATCTAGGAGCACCTTTCAAATATTTGCTAAAGGGCCATTTTTATATCAATCACTCAGATATTATCGCTGATCCGGCATTTATATTTAATATTGCTATGCTCCCAGCACTAAGCCTAAGAGGCGCATTAAACGCCGCTGTTGAAGCTGTAACAAATGAAGCTGCTACTGCAGCTGGCGTGCCAGCTGATACTGTTAATTTAAACGTCTCAGACACATCTCAGTTTTTTAATTCTGACGACAACCCTATTGTCAAGGCATTTAATTCTTCTCGAGGTCGAGGATTGGCGGGATTTGTTAGAAGACTTACTATCAAGCACATAGACGGATCCACTACATGGGAGACCGACTGGAATTCTCGAGCACCGAAGTTTGTAAAAGTGGAGATAGGATTTAATCCGATTCACGATATCCAGCCCGGACTTGATAGTCAGGGTTTCAACAGGGCACCTGTTTACAACGTGGGAAGATCAATGGAATATATTGCAGGAGATCCGTATGATGATAATGGTCATGCATCCAAGTTTGGATTTAGGAACCAGGGTCGCCTAACATTTAAATCTAAGAAGATTGTGGAGGATTAGAAAATGCCATCAAGATACGGAAATACTCCGAAAATAGAGAGAGGCACAGCGCGAGGAAGTTCATTTCATTCGCCATCTCTCTTTTTTGCTGCACAGAACGGTGCCCTAAGTGTCGTGGTGAGAGATTTAAAGGGCGGTGAGAGATTGGACACAATTGCTGCCGATATGTATGGAGACGGATCCTACTGGTGGGTGATTGCAGCAGCAACAGGAATCGGCTGGGGACTTCAAGTCCCGCCAGGTACAACATTGAGAATACCTAAACAATTGGGCCAGGCTCTGGCATACGCAGGGAGGTAACTTTGGCTGAAGATCCCATTCAAATCCTGGATGATATGAATATGTTAAAGTATTTCAATATCGCATCCCAGGAGAAAATAATTGCAAACAGCATTGAAGGAAGGTCTGCCCAGCAGACAGAACACATCGAGCGTCTTATTGCAGCATCTACAGCAGCTGCTGCGGAAGCACGGGAAAGGGGCATGGAAGGCCTGGCTGAAATAACGGAGGGCTACATAGCACGATGGGAAAATGATCTGGCAGACCCAGATATGAAAAGAGTAATCCAAGAGCTTCTGAATTTGAATAATGGAGCAGCCACCACTCCTTCGATAATGACGAATGAGAATATGCGAGAACTTTTCGACTTGTCGAAAGCATACAAGATATTCTATGAGCCCTGGCCAACGGGTGATGCAAACTGTTGGTACAGTGCCAATTCATCCCTGCTCAGCGACACTAATACGTACAGTATGAGAAGTATCATTTCTGCCAAAGTGAATGACCCAGTTAACACATCAATCGGATCTCCTACAAAAATTAATCCAGGTCTTTCTGCTCATCTTGTTCAGTACCCAATGATCAGTCCAGCTGTCAGACACGCTGCCTCAGCTGAATTTTTTATGAACGGGATACCTCCCCAGGAGTTTAGCAGGTGTGTCCCCTATATTGACATGATAGTCAGAACGCAGGGCGGAAGGGAGACATCTGGCATGAATATCATGAGATTTCTGGGGACGGAATACAACCCAGATGAGGGGAACACCACCGTTGCAGGAAAGCTAGCATCATCAGTCCCCCAGGTTTTTGCGGACACGGCAGCCGGTATTGTTGGTATCAATGAGGGCGGCACTATGTCATCTATCATTAGTGCGGGAGAAGCCTCCGGCATGCTCGGCGACATTGATTCTGGCGAAGAGGCAGAGATTCAGGAGCTTCTTTTAGATTCTTCATATACTACAATGGATATCTTTACCATGCCCCAGTCGCTGATAGATCTTACCGAGCCTGACAGGTATCACCCAGTTTCTGGTGAGCAGATATTGGATCGATCAAGGCCCTTTATGAGCCTTAAAGGAATGACAATCTCTCATCTTTCACAGAGAAGTGAGACAATCTATACAATTCAGGTGAAGGTTGACCTGGTCCTGCATGATCGATCTCGGCTTGCTGATATATCTCAATTAATTGCCCCCAGGGTATATAAGACAACTGAGTTTTTGCTTGAGTACGGATGGTCTCACCCAGACTCAGATCCCGGATCAGATAACACGTATGGCAGGTTTTTAAATTCAATGAGACAGCGGGGGGTCTTTTTTCTTGTTAGGTCAGACTATACATTTACTCAAGATGGCCAGGTTAATGTTACTGTTATCCTTCAAAATGCTTCCTCGGAAAAATTTGATAATTACACGGTTGCTGAGGGTGAGCAAATAAATGTCGAAGCCGTGATTGAAAGTCTCAGGGCAGCGATTACACAGGCTCACGCAACCCAGACCACCGGAGAGAATCCAACAGCTCCTTCTGCCCTTCCTTCAGCTGTTTTTAAGCATGGTAATGTGACAGATGCTTCAATGTATCTTCCGACTAGCCTATATCGAGAGATAAATAACCAGATCAATGCGATGACAGCAGAGGGTAGCTCGGCCAGCTATGCTGAAATTCTCGCCTCACTTGATGAAATACTCGAGGGGGCTGAGACCGCCGGCACGGATGATCCCAGAAGTATGTTCGGTATTTTAGATGCCAAGATCCAGGCTCTTAAGTCATTGCCGGATATGGTGGAGAAAGATCCTTTTTTAACAATACCTGTCACGGGAGATACTGACTACAACCGTGTTGCGAGTCAGTTCCAGGATAGAACTAAATATGTTTCTTTTGGAAAGCTCGTTCTTGCTTTAATTGCTCATCCGATAGCAGCATCTCAGGATTATGATGAAGTCCAGGTTTTCTTTCATCCGTTTAATCACGCTGCTGGTGCGTTTTGGGGACACAACATAGCTAAGTTTCCTGTCAAATTATCTCTCCTTGAGGACAAACTTAAGGATAAGTATCGAAGAAGCAGGCGTATTAATATTGGGGATCTTTTTGATGAGATGGCTGAGATTCTAGAATCTTCATCTGCTGCTCCCTACGGTGTTTGTCGAGCTGTCGAATCAGAAGAGGCCGACGCTGCGGAGGCTCAAGAAGGTGCTGATGACAGCGATGCTGATGATATTCAGATCCCAGATGCAGCGCTTGATAGTTTTCTCTTTAACAGGATACGAAATCTCGGGTGTCCTGTGGCAGGGGAGTTTATTGAGCCGTCAATAGCATATATCATTGATGTTTTAACTGTCAAAGCTGCCGGAGCTGGGTCTGATCAATCTATCCCCACACCCTCTGCAAAAGTTATGAGACTTCATGTTGTCGACACCCGACAGACACCGCATCTCGCCCAAAATATTCTGCTAAGATCTTTAGACGACGCCAGGGTGTCTTTAAATCAGTCCCCTGTAGCAGAGGCGACATACATTGATTCACAGCACCTTCCCAGAGCCAGCCAGAACGTAAGAAGTGCACTTGGGTCCAGAGCCACTTTTCATGCAGATAACAATGCCGGCATAGATGTCGTCAGGTCTAGTATCTCTCCTTCAGCTGCTCGGAAATGGGTGACAGACTCTGTTCCTTCCTTTAAATATGGAATAAATACAAGCGGAATTATTAGCCTGGACGTTAGAGGATCAACCTCTGGTCCCATCGCTGATGCCATTATTATGGAGGCAATTTTAAATGAGCAACGCCGCCGAGACTCAGATTCTCCAGAAGAACAGAATCAAGGGTCAGATACATCCATCGCAGCTGATCTTCAGCTTGTTCCCGCTACTATCACACTAAACACAATCGGGTGTCCCTTACTAGCATTTGGTCAACAATATTTTTTATCCATGGGGACAGGCACCACTCTCGAGCAAGTTTATGGAATAACAAGACTTGTTCACAATATTCGTGCCGGAGAGTTTAAATCTAGTGCGACACTATACCCAATAAATTCAGGAATACGAAAAGATTCTTTAACAAATCTTAGATCACTAAGGCAACTTATTAGGGACGATGCCATCAGAGCCCAGGGAGAGGATCCGGGAGAGCTGGAATGATTGAACATCTTTATCTTATGTGATATTATCTGTTATGCATGTCTGCATTCACAAAGATCTTCTTGGGTCGGATCGACACTTTATTGCCGATAAAAGATCTAGCTATTATGCCTGGTCTAGCTCAATACCAGCAGACTCCTGGGTGTTTGGGGGTGAAGATATCACTCTTCGATGTGCGAATGCTGTCTTAAAAGCTGTAGACATTGATGTTGATGGCACCCCTGGTGAAAAATATATCAACTCCTGGAATCAAGTTGGAAGAACATGCAAGGGAGATGTTGACTGGGAAAAATCTTTGCCTCCGGAAGTATTTAAATCTTTTGTATCTGGGCTTCTAGATCAGCTCTGGTGTGTCTTTGAGGTGGTAGATGATACATACTATGGAAGAGAGTTTCTAATAGGTAGAAATTTAATTCTGAGCCTTAAAAAGGCTGCCATTGATGTTGATCTTTTTAGAGATCTCTCTAGTGAAAAAGACAATCTTTCTAGCATAAGATCTTTGGCAAGCTTTTCTCCCGACAAGAACGGGTGGGCACAAAAGCCCACATACAGCATGACCTCTTCCGTGACAGGCAGGCTGACTGTCTCTGATGGTCCAAATATTTTAACAATGAGAAAAAATCTCAGAAGAATAATAAAATCTAGGCATAAAAATGGAAAAATAGTTCAGATAGATTTTACAAGTCTTGAGCCTAGAATCTTGCTTCTTTCGGAGGGTATTTCACCTCCTGATGACATATATGAATACATTAGTAAAAAGGTGCTCGGGGGTGACACTACGAGACAAGTTGCCAAAACAGCAACCCTGGGAGCCATGTTCGGGATATCTTCTACCAGGCTGGGGGAATCAACTGGCCTGTCAGAGATAAAATCTTTAGAAATCCTAAAAGAAGTCAGAAAATATTTTAAAATATCTTCCCTGGGGAGATCTTTAAAAAGTGAGATGATGGAAAAGGGATATATAGAAAACATTTATGGAAGAAAAATTATCCCATCATCAGGTCAGTCACACGTTTTAATCAACAATAAGATTCAGTCTTCCGGGGTTGATGTTTCTTTATTGGGATTTTCAGATCTATTAGATTCTTTCAATCAATCAGGGACTAGCGTGACACCCTTATTCGTGATTCATGACTCTATCATCATTGATGTCCCAGGTGAAGATATGAAAAAGATTTCAGACATAGTGGCGTCTGGAGTTTATAATAAAAAATTTAAAACTAAGTTTCCTCTAACCATAGAAGAGATAAGATAACAAAGAGAGAGATATGGCTAATTTATCAACATGCAGGGCAGTAACCTTTTTAGACACTGAGACTACTCATTTAGACTCTGAAAGAAGTGCTATTCTTGAAATAACAATAATCACGGATCATGAAGGCGGAAAGCAAGACGTCTGGACTACAAAAATAAAACCCAGAGCAATTGAGCTTGAGTTTGCCGATCCGGAAGCGCTGAGAGTATGCAACTACAACGAAGAAGAGTGGGCAGATGCACCTGCGTTTGAAGAGGTCGCTCCCGACATAATTTCCAGGATCAGGTGGGGCCCGCTGGTTGGACACAATATTCAGTTTGACCTGTCGCATATCAAAGCGTGCTTGAAGCGATATGGGTACGCTGAGGAAAATAGAAATAACCGCGCCAGCAATGAGGAAAAAGTTTTTAAGATAGGCTATCCGTCAATTGATACCTGTGCACTTGCATTTACATTCTTGCCATCCCAGCGTCAGAATCTTAATGCTTTAAGAGAGCATTTCAATATAAGTCAAGACAGAGCACATTCATCTCTAACTGATACAGAAGACTGCAGGGTGGTATTTTATAAGATTATTGAGGGTCATCTTAATAATTTTAATTTCTAGTGTTTCTTTATATTTATTTGTATGGCTAAAGATAAAAGCACTACACAAAGATCCTCAGCGACCATAACTGGAATTCCAGTTGCGGGAGCCATCGGCGGCGGAGACGGATCCTATAAGCTAGGTCGCCCTAGGCGATATCCTTTCTATAGAGATTCAGGCGGCTCACCTAGCATGTCTGCTGATTCTGGATTTTCATCCAGGCTTTCTACAGTTAACAAGGGATATACGGTTGACGACAGAGAGTTTTCAATGTTTCCCGAGCAAGAAGAGGAAGATGAAGATACATATAATATAGATGATTACGTATTGCCTTTTACAAGAAAGCTACCTAGATATTCTAGAGTGGCTCGACGAGCCAGGGGAAATTCTTCTGTTAGCGAGGGAGATTATAAAGTGAAAAGACCTAGCCTTTCTCAAGCGCTGCTAGATGATCAAAATATTTCAGAGCTAAGAGTTCTTCCCGGCGGCGGTAGTGATTGGGCAGATGCTGCTCTCGATATTGGCGGTGATATAGTCGGAGATGTCGGTGCTGCACTCATTGGCACTGTTCCTGTTATCGGAGATTTTGCTGCTGCAACTTTTGCCGGATGGAATGTTAAGCAGCTTAGAGATACACTAAATAAGTCCCAATCAGACATATCAGCTTTTTTAAGATCCGGAGGAACAGACTCCGGAAGAGAAGCTCTTGAAGATGACCTTGACAATCTTATTGAAGACCTTATAGACTTCGTCCAGAGATCTCTTGAAGCAATTCCAGATCCGGGGGCAACTGAGTTAGGATCAGCAGGCATTAGTATATTATCAAATATTGGAAGACTTAAGTTTGGAAAGGCTTCATGGGAAGCCTGGAGAGGGTTGAAGAATATAAAAGGAGCGGCGACGGGTTTTCAAAGAGCATCGAGAGAGCTGGCTTCTGCAGGGGCTAGCTTACCAGCCGGAGCGGCTAGTGCTGCTAGGTCTGGAGCAAAAATAGGAAAATGGACAGGATTAGGAGGAAGAGGCATTGGAGCTTCTGCAAAGACGTCTGTTATTCTTGAACCTATTACCAAGTTTATCGGTGATGTTGCACAGGGTGAGGCGGAAGATATAACCGGTGCCCCCGGATCAGAGCCTGGGTCGTCTGGTCTTGCCGGCATTGCTCGTGATATTCTAACACTAGGGCCGGTAACAGCCGTTCCGCGGAGAATCATGCTTCTTGCTCACCTTATAGATGACTGGGATTCTCAAAAGGCATACTGGTATGATGAAGGAGTGCCGCCCGAGGAGTTTGTAAGCAACGGATACTATGAACCATCTGTCACTCTTGATCCGTCAAATCTGGATCGGTATGATCCAAATGTTCAACCTACTGCCCGAGCTGTTGAACCGTCTGCTGTCGCTGTAGCTGAAGAAGATG